GGATGCTTTCAAAAAGCAGCTTTGAATATGTTTGAAAGTATTCCTACAGTTTCGTCTGTAGCAGCTACACCAACAACTAATATTCAAGGTGTTCATCCTACAAACTATGATATAGCCTTAAGTCTTCTAGAAAATACCGACGCGTATGACTTCAATGTAGTATATGCACCAGGATTAACTAGCCAAAATGCCATATCTCAAATATCAGGACTGCTACTCGTAGCTCAAGGACGAGGTGATAATATCGCAGTAATTGATATGGTTGGTTATGGTCAACAAATCAACACCGTAATAAACGAAGCAGTATCTTATGACAACTCATATGGTGCAACATACTGGCCATGGATACAAGTAAGATCACGTGAGACTGGTAAAGTTAACTTTGTTCCTGCATCTACACTAGTACCAGCAGTATATGAATACAACGATAAAGTATCTGCAGAATGGTTTGCACCAGCAGGTCTTAATAGAGGAGCTCTTTCAACAGTACTTCAACCAGAAAGAAAGATTGGTGTAAATGATCGTAACTTGCTTTATCAAGGTAAAGTTAACCCTATCGCTACCTTCCCTGGAGTTGGTACGGTGATCTACGGTCAGAAGACACTTCAACAAAAGCCTTCTGCTCTTGATAGAGTAAACGTAAGAAGACTATTGATTGCACTCAAAGACTATATTGGTCAAATTGGTGAAACAATCGTATTCGAGCCAAATACTCAAGTAACTCGTAACAAGTTCTTAAATCAAGTTAATCCTTATTTGGAATCAGTACAACAAAGACAAGGTCTTTATGCTTTCCAAGTTGTAATGGACGAAACTAACAATACACCAGATGTAGTAGATCGTAACCAATTAGTTGGTTCAATATATCTACAACCAACCAAGACTGCGGAATTCATTCAACTTGACTTCAACATTCTTCCAACTGGTACATCATTTGGTCAATAATATAAATAAAATTTAAGATGAACGATAATACAATCCTAAGAATCAAAGTACCTGCTAACTTATACGAGAGTGTAAAAGAGCAATTGACTTTAACAGAAGCTAAAAAAGCTGGCCATAATCTTGGAGCCGGAATGGAGCTTGTTAAAGAAAAGAAAATGAAAGCCCCAAAAGACGGGATTAAAAAAGTAGAAGAAATAAACAATATAGAAGAAACAGATAATAAAATGGAAATGAAAACTCGTACATTAGACGAATTAAAAGCAGCTAAAGATAAGCTTGAAAAGAAAATTCAAGAAATGCAAGGTAAAGATGAAGCAAACAAAATGGAAGAAGCCGAAATTGGCTCTTTTATGGATCCTAATTTTATCGCAGGCCTTGCTACACTTCTTGGAGTAGGCGGTACTTTAGTTACTGCACTAGTTAAAGATTTGAAAAAAGCTAAATCTCCAGAAGAGAAGAAAGCGGTATTTGCTAAAGCATCGGATTCTATTGAAACTGCAATGGGTAAATAATAAATTCGTTATCGAATATTTATAAGTAAGAAATTAAACTAGAAATACAATGCCAGTATTAGATCCGAATGAGATAATGTTTACGGCGTTTGAACCTACAGTATCAAACCGCTTCGTGATGTACATTGATGGTATTCCATCTTATATGATTAAAAAAGCAGACGCTCCTGGCGTTACTTTAAATGAAATCAAATTAGATCACATCAACGTTTATCGTAAGATCAAAGGTAAAGCAGAATGGAGAGACATGAGCTTAAGCCTTTACAACCCAGTATCTCCTTCTGGCCAACAAGCTGTGATTGAGTGGGTTCGTCTTCACCATGAGTCTGTAACAGGTCGTGATGGATACTCTGATTTTTATAAGAAAGATCTTAACCTATCTATCTTAGGCCCTGTAGGTGACATCGTAAGTGAGTGGATTATCAAAGGCGCTTTCATTAAAGAAGCAACTTTCGGAACATATGACTGGTCTACATCTGATCCTACTGAATTGACTTTGTCAATCGGAATGGATTATTGCGTGCTCAACTACTAGTAGTATTGAGTACTTAATTATCAATTTATACAATATTTAGAAGTAAATATAGGAGTTAAAAAGGGCCTCATTCTTGGGGCCTTTTTCTATTACTCTAGTTTTTAATTATTTTATAAAATTACTTATTCTTATATTTATATATAAAATACAATAGTTTATGTCAGAACAAAAGTTTACAGTACCAACAGAGTTAATAGACCTGCCAAGTAAAGGCCTTATCTACCCAAAAGAAAACGCATTATCTTCAGGACAAGTTGAAATGAAGTATATGACAGCCAGAGAGGAAGACATCCTCACAAACGTTAACCTGCTGCGCCAGGGTATCGCCATCGAGAAGATGTTGAAGAGCCTAATAAAATCACCAATCAATTACGAAGACCTAACCTTAGGTGACAGGAATGGCTTACTGATCGCGGCTAGGATTCTAGCTTATGGTAAAGACTATTCTTTCGAATATCCTAATCCAACAACAGGAGAAAAAGAGCGGGTAGATATCGATCTTCAAACTTTAAAATATAAAGAATTAGACTGGTCTAAGTTCAACAATAAAAACGAGTTTGAGTTTACATTCCCATATACTAAGAATGTAGTTACATTCAAAGTATTAAGTGTATCAGATGATAAAAAGATAGACGAGGAAATAAAAGGCGTAAAAAAGAATTTAAATCAAGATGCCGGAGGAATTTCCACAAGACTTAAACATCAGATAACATCTATAAATGGTGAATATTCTACAAAAACCATTAGAGACTTTATTGAATCCGGGGCACTACTGTCTAGAGATTCTATTGAACTCCGTAAAGAGATCGAAAGAACAACGCCGGATATCGATATGAATATTTCATTTTCTATGAAAGATGGCACAGAGGTAAATACAGTATTACCTATGACCGCAGAGTTCTTTTTTCCCTAACGCCGACTACAGGTCGGCATTCATGACAGAGTGCTTTGAGCTTACTTATCACGGCGGAGGTGGCTTTAGTTGGTCCGAGGTATGGAACATGCCAGTTACTACTAGGAGATTTAATCTAAGAAAGATTAATCAGTATCTTGAAAAAGTAGAAGAGGTTAGAAATCAAAATAGTCAAAAAATAACAGAGAAGACAGATCCTAGTAAAATTAAAATTCCTGACTTTGCCAAGCCTAAAGAAGAATCGACCTTCGTTTCTAAAGTAAAAACGAAAAAGTAAATATTTATTCGTAGGTAATACTAAATAATGGCCAACGAAAATCAAAATACAGGACCTGGATTATCAGGAAATCCTCAAGAATCTAAAAAAAGTATTCTAGATGCAAAACAAGCATTAAGAGAACTTATAGATGATCAAGGAGATTATAATAATTTACTTAAGTCTTCTTTGAGAGATCTAGATAGTATGCAAAAGGCATATACTAGAATATCTGCTAAAATAGAATCTCTTAATAAAGGATCAATAAATGTTAAACAAGTACAACAAGAATTAGCTAGACTAACTCAAAAAGAGTATATAAGTAAACAAAAAGTATTAGATTTACAAGAAGGACTTTCAGCAGAAAGTAGAGACTTATTAAAAGAGCAGGATAAATTAAATAAATTATTATCAAAAGCTACCACACAATCTCAGATAAATTTAGTAAATAAAAAATTACAAGAAAATGCTCTTATAAGAGAGGCTAATATAGAACTTCAAAATCTAGAATACGCAAAGGTATCTGCGGACATTGCAAAAGAGGAAACTAAAACAGGTGTTAGTATACTAGAAAATGAAAAGAAGGTTTCTAAGCAAATGGGAATCACAGGAAATCTTGCAAAGATTTTTGCTGATAAATTAGGAGTTGGTGAACAGGCATATGAAGCAATGGCATTTAGAGCTAGAAATTTAGTTAAAGAACAAGAGAAGATGAACTTCTTAGGAAGGACGTTCTCTAAACTAACCGGAGGATTACAGGTTGCTTTTACAGGTTTAGGTTCTATTATGAAATCTGCGTTCTCTTCATTAACAGATCCCGTGGCTTTATTAGGAATGGGAGGGGCTTTAATTAATGGATTAAAAGCTGCGTTTGATTACATATTAGGTATTCAAGATCAAACAGTGAAGTTTGCTAGAGCTATGAACCTTTCAACAGGTGAAGCTAGAGCAATTAAAATGGACTTTGCAAGCTTGAGTGTATCCTCAGGAGATTTATTTATCAACAGCCAGAAAATGGTTGAATCTCAGATGGAATTAGTTGATGCTTTAGGAGTTACAAATAGATTAACTAACGAACAATTAGCAACTAATATTAAGCTAAAAGATATAGCAGGTCTTGATTTAGAAACAAGAAAAAGTATAGCAGAAACGGCAACTATAACAGGGCAAAACTCTGATATCGTAACTAAATCAGTATTGGCTCAAGTAGTTGGATTAAAACAAGCAACAGGTGTTAGTTTTCAATATCAAAAAATATTAAAAGAAGCTTCTAATTTAGGAGGCTATCTAGGTTTATCATTTGCAAAATATCCTGCTCAGTTAACTAAATCGCTTGTTACTGTTAAAGCGATGGGAATGGAATTAAAGCAATTAGATTCAATTGCAGATTCATTCTTAGATTTTGAGTCTTCTATATCAAAAGAATTTGAAGCACAATTATTAACAGGAAAAGAAATTAATTTAAATAAAGCTCGTGAAGCTTTCTTAAATAATGATTTAGCAACAGCCGCACAAGAAATAACAAGCCAAGTAGGATCTGCTAATGACTTTTTGAAATTAAATCGTATACAAGCAGAATCCCTAGCCTCAGCATTTGGCATGTCTAGAGACCAAATGGGAGAGATGCTTAAACAGCAAGAACTACTTTCTACTTTAGGTGCTAAACAAGGAGACAGCGCAAAACAACAATTACAACTAGGTCTAGCAAGGTATAAAAATCAAAAAGAATTAACAGCGGCAATTGGCGAAGAAGCATATCAAAACTTAATTAATGCATCTGCTCAAGAAAAAATAGCGGCATTTATAGAAAAAATAAAGCAGTCAATAGCAGATTTTGTAGAGAGCAGTGGTATTATAGATAAGATAGAAAGTTTTATTGAGTATATATCTAAACCTGAAAATATTAGCTCAGTTATTGTAAAGATCAGAGATGTATTTGCTAGTATAGCTGAAATAGCTCTTACTATTACTAATGGAATAATTGATGTTTTAGATTTTGTAACTTTTGGTGCAATTGATGAAAATCTTGAACGTAAATTTGAGGCCTTTGCAAAATCAGCACCTCAAAAAATAAGAGGCTTAGGTGGTAATATGGAAACAGTATCTGTAAAAGATAATGCGGTTAATTCTGCAGTAAAATCTAATGGAACGCCACAACCAGCCCCAGCAGCATCTGATAATAATATGATGAAAGGTCCACAATCTTTAAATATAAGTGTTAAAGCAAATATTGTGCAGTCAAGTGCTGACGCGGAAAGTCACTATAGCATGGGTGGATTCGCTGAAAAACAAACGAAGTAATAAATTAATCTAAATGCCATTAATAAATTTAAAAACAAGCCTTAAGAGTTTAAGATATCAAGGAGATCAACTAGGTTATGGTTCATCAGGTCTTCCTTATATCCAAACTATTATGCCTAATACGGGCAACTCTATAGGCTCGTTAACTGGCAATACTAATCCTATATTCAGACCTGGTTCTACTGGAAATGTTGACTATCCTATTAGAGGAGGTGAACTTACATTTGATATAGGAACTCAAACTTTTACTCTATCAGGAAAAGTAGATAGAACTAGAATTAAGAAATTTTTTGAAGATAAGCCTAGAGGCACAGCATTTATACAAAAACAAATTGGCCTTCAATTAAGTAACCCAAAAATAGAAACAGGAAATACCTTATCAGGAATTCCTCAAGGTTTTTCTATACCCGGCCTATTAGAAAATACAAGAGTTTATAATAGAGGAATAAATACATTAGCTCAAGTAGGTGCTTCTGGAACAGGGACTCACGCTATTAGGCATGGTCTAGTTCCTTTTAATCCTTTTCAAAAAACATATTACGACATAGTTAATAAGCAGAATGTAGATAATGAGAAAGCTACTAATAGGCTTCTCTTGCTGAATTCTCTTAAGATGTCCACAGGAACAAGTCCTATTGTAAACACAGAAAATATCCCAGATATAAACTTAGTTAATACTTTAGGAATATCATTAAATAGAAACTTGATATTTCAATATCTAGGAGGTCCTGGTTCTGTTTATGGTATAGGAACTACAACTATTAGAAGATCAGTTGACACGACTAGATTAAGTTCTAGAAATGCAATGACATATAATCTATTATTGTCTCAAAATGTAAATAATATTACAGACGGAGTAGCTACTACAAATATCCAAGATTTTAGAGCAAAAATTAATCAATCAGCAAACTCAGTCATTTTTCCTAATGCATGGAATAAAGAGCAATCTACAGATTATAGATTTTTTGTTAATAAAAAAGATAAACTTAATCAACTATATCCTTTTGTATTTAAAAATGATGTAGCTCCATGGGAAATTAACGATGGTAAAACAGACGATTTAATTAAGTTTGTATTTGAAGCTATTTCAAATGATGATCCAAGTTATTCAACGGCCATATTCTTTAGAGCTTTTTTAACAGCAGGAATAACTGATAATAATTCTGCTCAATGGAATGCTTTCAAATATATGGGTAGAGGTGAGAATTTTTATGTATACCAAGGATTTGATAGAAGTGTATCTTTTTCGTTCAGAGTTTATGCAGGATCTAAAGAAGAATTAAAACCTATGTATAATAGGGTTAATAATTTAGTTAGTCAAGTATATCCTGATTATAGCCCTAATCAAGGAATTATGAGAGCTCCTATAGTAAGATTAACTATAGGTGACTATTTCTATAGAGTTCCTGGATTTTTAGAAAGCGTTAATATAACAGTCGATAATAACTATCCTTGGGAAATTAATTTAGAAAAGAGTCAAACAGGAGATATTGCGCAACTTCCTCAAGTAATAGACATTTCTATTTCATTTAAACCTGTATTTGACATACTACCTAAGAGAAGTTCAGTAGGAGATATAAGATCAACTACTTCAACTTTTAGAGACCCTGTAGTTGCAGATACTGAGATAACTACAAATGAAGAAATAGCGCAATCAAACTCGACAGCTTTAATAGCAAATATTCCTCAAGACTTTATAAGGAGAGTAGATGCAAATAGAACTGCATTTAGCGTAACTGAAAATAGTGTATCTGAAAGAAGAGCTGTAGAACAGGCAAATGAAGAGGCAATTTTAGAAGAGAGGCAGAGGCAAGATTTACAGTCGTTTACAACTACAACACCTGGAATAAGAATATAAAATGAACTATAGATATCAAAATATACAAGTCACAAAGCTTCAAGCAACAGGTAGCCAATACTATTTAAATAATATCTATCCTGATATTCCATTGTCTAATGAGGATAATTATGTTATAACAGTATTAGGAGACAGATTAGATCTATTAGCTTTTGATTTTTATGGTGACACAAGCTTTTGGTGGGTAATAGCGTCAGCTAATTCATTACCAGGAGATTCTCTATATACAGAACCAGGAATGCAACTAAGAATCCCAGTAGATCTTTCAGCAATAATCAATGAATACAAACTAGTAAACGCAACAAGATAGTTATGGCAGGTCTAGACAACAAAATATCTAATATTATAGGAACTAAGCTTCCTCAATGGCTATTAAGCCAAATTCAAACTAGATCTATAAATGGGGCAAGAGATTCAAGAGATAATAGTAACATCTTATACCTTACAAATAAATCAGCATGGGTAAGATTAGTATCTTCTATAGATTTAGTTAATCAATCTGACTTAAATTATTTTAACAGGATAGTTGGAGATTCTATAACTAGCAAATCTGATTTAGCAAAACAGTTTGTACTCTTTGGAGGAACATCAAAATACCTAGACAAAAATTCTTATCAATTAAGATCTGGTATTGGTGCAGGCGGTGCTTATGGCACATTAGGAAAAGATGAAATACAAAGATATGGCTATAAGCCAATGCCAGGTATCACAAATGTAGCTATTGAAACACAAGGCCGCTTAGGTTCTGTTAGATCTGCTACAATTAATTTTAAATGTTGGGATAAAGCGCAGCTTGATATTATGGATGCGCTGTATTTTAAATTAGGCTTCACAATGTTTTTAGAATGGGGAAATACGGCATTTTATAGTTCTGAAGATCCAAATAGAATACAATCTAGTGAATTATATAGCGTAGACCCATTTCAAGCAGATTTATCTAAAGAAGAGATATACATACAAGTAGCTAAAAACTCTAGACAGTCTGAAGGCAATTATGATGGAATGCTTGGCATAGTTACTAATTTTTCATTTACATATACTCAAGATGGTGGCTTTGATTGTCAATTAAGATTGATGGCGCTAGGTGTTTTAGCAGACTCATTAAAGATTAATAACGTAGGAACTTTACCTGGTATCGTGCAAGAAGAGATTAGAATTTTAAGTAACACGCTAATTGAAATTTCTAATGCAGAACAAGCGGCTCTTTTACAAAAACAAAGACAAGAAGAATTAGCAAAACAAGAATTAGAAGATTCTAAAAGAGTTTCTATATTAAGAGATCTTAATAAACAAATTAACGGAAAAGATAAAGATCCTAACCAATCAGAATTACAAAACATAGTAAATCAGGCTGCATATATTGGTTCAAAAACTACTAATATTAATGAATATGATTTTTTATATGATATAAAATTCGATAGAGGAAAGTCTTTATTTTTTCCTACTTTAGGAGCCGTTATACCTACTAAAAATATAAATCAATTAGTATCTTCTATAACTATAGATACAAAACACTTATTTGAAAAATTAACAGAGTATTATAGACCTGCAAATTCTAATCAAGCGGCTATAACATCGCCAGTTAATCAAAATACGCAAAATCAAATAGGTAATGTTCAACAACAAATACAAAGTTCTTTAGCTTCTCTTGATTTAGAAACTAAGATGTTTTTTGATAGGACTAATCCTAGTAATACACAACAAATAAAAGTTAATATAAATTATTTAGGGCAAAATAAAAAAACATATTATGCTTCTATAATAACTGAATTTGGTAGGAATAATCCTAATTATAAAAAAGAAATAATAAATCAACAACTTGTTTATGAAACAGCTATTAAACAGTTAAAATCATCTGACAATATAGAATTTACAGAAATAGCATTTGAAGCAAGAAATGTAAATGAAACTACAGAATTTGCAGTAACATCAAAACCGTTTTCAACAGTTTCCTCAGATACAAATTCTACAAATTTAAACGGCATAAATTTTTATCCTGTTGTAACTTTAGCAACTACTATAGATGTAGTTGTTCCTGGAACTGTTTTAGTAGAAAACTTTACTACAGAAAGAACTATAACTGTTACACAACAAGGTACAGTATCAATTCCTGTAACCGTACAAATTAAATTAACAGACACAGATCTGATATCTGCTATAGCTAAAGGAAACAATTCACCAGATTATTTAGCAACTCAAAAAAGAATAGTAGATCAAAACCAAACACAAACAACTTCTAAAGAAGATCAAGCAATACAACAAAAAGCTCTTGAAACACAAATATCAGAAGCTTTAAATTCCCAATCAGCTCTAGAACTCACTTTAAGGGCTATACAACTCCATGCTCTTAATAGAGCTATAACTTTAACAGGAAACTTAGACATAGGAAAATCTGTTTTTGCTTTAAAAATGACAGATGCCAATGAAAAAATATTTTTAAATCAAATATTTTCTAATGGCATATTTAGTGATTTTATAAATGAATTGATAGTACCAGAACAAATTGAAAATACTGGATATAATGATAATATAAAAGCATTAAATCGTTTACAAAGATTAAAAATACAATCTAAGTATGGATTTGCGAGTAGTTTAATGGGTAATTCTGCAGATATTAATACACTACAAGCTTGTGATTTTGATTCTCTATTAAAAGCATTTGTTGTACCTTATCAAATTAATCAGGAAATAATTAAAGGAACGTCTACTAATCACCCTGTATATATCCCTCTAGGATTATTGCTGATGGTATTAAATCACTGTTGTACTATATATGATTCTAAAGAGGCAGACAAAACTCAAACTCCTTTAGTATACATAGATTTCAACACAGCTCATAATTATTTTTTAAGTAATACAAAACAACTTAGCACCAATCCTTGGGTTACATTAATTCGTTTTGAAGGAAGTTTTAATGATTATAAAAAATTATTTGATCCTAGTATTTTAAATGGAGATAATATAAAGCCTCCTAGTGGAAGTCAAGAAGTCATACCTTTATTTAATCCAGCAACTCAAGATGTTTTGACTGGACAAATTCCTCGGATAAAATTTGATGGAACTGATAATAATATCTATAGAGGTAAAATGATGAATATTTTACTTAATGTAGATTATTTAATAAAAATAATAAAAGACTTTAGCTATAAAGATGGCACTAATAGTATTTATCTAAAAGAATTTATAGAGCAAATATTAACTGATGTTAACAAATATCTTGGAAAAATAAATGTATTTAGACTTTCTTATAATGATAAAGGAAATACTCTTCAAATTATAGATGATCAATTTATTCCTGTTAAAGATGAAGAAGATCAAATTGGACCTAACGATGTTAAAACGACAGGAACTATTTTATCTAGATCTAATACTACAGAACTTCCTTTAATTGGTAAATATTCTATAGCTAAGACTCTAGATATAAAATCAGACATATCTAGTAAATTATCAAATACACTAGCTATATCTGCTAATGCAGACGTTGGATCAAAAGCATCTCTATCTAAAAATGGAGACAATTATGGATATATTAATACAAGTTATCAAGATAGATACATTGTTAATAGATTAGAAGTTCAAAATACAAATACCGGAAGTAAAGCAGATGTTAATCTTGATTCTATTATAAATTCAGCTGTTCAATTTAATCAAACTATTTCTGATTTTTATAGTAAGATAAATCCATCAGAAACAAGTGTTGATCATGCAACAAATTATTTTATAGATAAAATGACTAAAATTAAAAATGACGAGTATCCTACTAGAGCGTCTGCTATGATACCAGTATCAGTTAATTTTAGTACCGATGGTATTTCTGGATTTTTAATGGGCCAAGCTTTTACTATTCCTGATGAACTGCTTCCTTATACTTATAATGCAAGAGTAGTTCCAGGAGAGAAAGGCTTACAACAAGATCATATTAATAAAGTTGGATTTGTTGTTGTAGGATTAGGACATACATTAGAGAATAATCAGTGGACTACTAATGTAAGAGCTAATATGATTTTCTTGAAAGATAAAACAGAGTTTTCAGGAAGTGTAGTTCAAACAGATAATAGAGCTGGTGTATTTACAGAAAATCAAAATAATCCATCAACTCCTGCAGGTCAAACGTCTATAGCCAATCTCAATATTAATGAGATTTGGGAACAAATAGCTTTTGATTTCATATCTAAAAAAGAAGGATTTTTAGAGAGACCAAGACCAGATGAAGGTACATTAAGAGCTGGTTATGGTACAGACAAGATTGTATTAGCAGACGGAACAATTAAAAATGTAGGATCTGACACTGTATTTAGTAGAGAAGATGCTAAAAGAACTTTAGTATATCAAATAAAAACAACTTTTGCACCAAGAGTTATTTTTCAAATAGGACAACAAAACTGGAACAGTTTAAATGATAAACAAAAAGCATCGCTAGTAAGCTTTACATATAATGCAGGAAGCCTGACTGAATCAGTAGTAACTGCAATAAAATCAAATACAGGATCTACCGCTGTCGCATCTGCCATAACTCTAGGACCTAAAACAGGAAAAGTAAGCGGTTATATAAAAGCATTGGAAACAAGAAGAAAAGAAGAAGCAACACTATATTTATCTTAGAACTATGTTAAGATACTATCCATCATTTAAAATAATAAATAATCTAAATAGTATTGGGCAAGAGTTCTTGCTTAATGATAAACCCTATGTAGGAAAATACTATTTAACTTATGATGGCCGTGCATTTTCTGGACCTAGTCCTGAAGTTGGACCTAGTAATCTTCTAACTAAAATTACTGCAATTGAATCTGCACCTGGCTTAGACGCACTAAATCTTTCTAACGCTAGTAAAAAAGAATTAACAAATAAAACAAATGTAATTAATAGAGTTTCTGGAAAACCTAACGCATACTATCCTCAACCAACTGATCAAGATTATAAAAAAGGATATGTAATAAGATACTTCACTAAAAAAGAAAATGAGAAAGGTTTTATAACAGAAATCAGCCAAGACGAATATAATACCATAATAAATGGTACTGCAGACTATGATATAACAATATACCAAACCACTACTATACTTTGGAAGTTAACAGGCCCTTTGAATAGTACTAGAATGTCACAATATAATGTCATTCCAGGTATTATAGACACAAATAAAAGATTGACAGAGTCTGCTAATAAAACTTTTTTAGGCATAGTTGATTTTATTAATGGCGAATATTCAAAGTTCGCAAGACCTACTATGTAGAATAACTTCATTTTATAACAATTTATTTGTTATATTACATACTAATAAAAGGTTATGTATTTCATTATTGAAGATAAAGAGCAATTAGATCGTTTAGAAGTCTCTGACCAGGCTTTTATACAAATAGTCACTTCTAACGATTATTACCATCCTAAGTTAGCTAGAGTAAGTTTGATCTACTATAATAACTCTAAAAAGGGTTATGTCTTTGTAGTTAACCACTCTGAAGGATTTAGTCTAGATCTTAAATTAATTGAAGCCTTCTTACAAAAGCACGATAAGATTTATCTCTTGGATAAAAAGCTTCATTCTTATTTTATAGATTTGCCTAACTCTATTGATGTACAGTTCATCTGTCTAGATAAAAATAACGAGTATAGTTCTTTCGAATGTAACACACCAGTCCATAAAGACTTTTATATCAAGTATAATGTGCTTCCTACTGTTAATGAGATAATACCTATCTCAAAACACTATGAAAGATGTGAGTGCTTGTATCAACTAGTCAAAGACTACTTTGAACTTGAGATGGATATAGAACTCCAAGAAAAGTTAGTAGAAGCATATAAGAAAGTAGAAGAGGCCGGGATAAAGATAGATCTCAAATGTTTTGGAGATAAATTCCAATTTCATAATAAAGAATACTCTCTATTAGGAGACACTATTTATTCATACTACAATCTTTATAATTTGACTGGAAGGCCTACTAACTCTTTTAATGGAGTTAACTTTTTAGCAATACCTAAAGATCAAGACTTTAGGAAGTGTTTCATCCCTAAAAATGACTTCTTAGTAGAATTTGACTTCGATGCTTACCACCTAAGACTAATATCTAGGTTGATAGGTTTTGATCCGCCAAAAGAGTCAATGCACAACTATCTAGGACGCGCGTACTTCCACGTAGACGAGCTTACACCTGAGCAGTATAAAGAATCAAAGGCCATTACCTTTAAGCAGCTCTACGGCGGGATAGAAAAGAAATACGAGGATATAGAGTTCTTTAAGTCACTAAACCAGTTCATAGAACAAGAGTGGAAGAAGTATAATGCTCACAAAGCCTTGATACTTCCGACCGGTAGGATCTTGAAGAAGCTTCCAGGCATGAATAAGCTAAAGTTGTTTAACTATATAATCCAGAACCTAGAGACCAAAGAAAATATATACAAGATCATAGAGGTTAATAAACTTCTTAGTAAGAAGAAGACTAAGCTAATCCTAATTACCTACGACTCCTTCTTATTTGACTTTTCTCAAGAGGATGGTAAAACACTTTTAAAAAAGATAAAAGACATTCTAGAAGGCGATAATATGGTAGTAAAACACAAATACGGCATTAATTATGCTTTCTAGTATTATGACAATATTTATAAATAGTAAAAAATGGTTATGTTGAGTGAAAAAATAACAGAAATAACAGCAGAGTTGATTATGAATAAATTATTCTGTACGTTCTCGCCTAAGGATAGATTAGATGATACCCTTAGGGAAATAAATAGAGAGTATACAATTTTATATAAAAAGATATTTGTTTTGGAGTCTAAAGATTCTGAAGAGTTCCTTTGTACATATAATATAGAGATTGAGGGAGGCCCTACTAAGATCCTTCCAAATACGATCCTACTCCACAGAAAAAAGGAGTCAAATACCCTGTATACAATCAATGCTCTCAATACTTTGATCAAGAGTCTAAATGGAGGAGTCCTAGATACTTCTTACATTATCAATTGGAACGACTATAAGAATAGTGTTCTATTGACTCAAGGAGACGACTTAAGAAGATTAAACACAACTATCCATAAGATAGTCGCCGTGTAACTTTAGAGAACGATTTTTCTCTATCTTTTGTTTGTCTTACATTTATTCAAATTAGTTACATTATGGATATATCTGTTTTAAAATCGAGACTGTCGGCTCTACAAAATCCACGTGGAGGACAGAAGAAAGACCTAAGCCAAACTATTTGGAGGCCAACCGTGGGTAAACACTCAGTACGTATTGTACCTTCTGTGTTTAACAAATCAAACCCGTTTAAAGAAGTCTACATGCATTATGGTATCAACAACAGAACCATGATGGGCTTGACTAATTTTAACGAAAAAGATCCTATTGTTGAATTTGCACAAGGCTTGAGAAAGTCAAGTGAAAAAGACAATTGGCAGTTAGCTAAGAAGCTTGAACCAAAGATGAGAGTTTTCGCTCCAGTCATTGTTCGTGGAGAAGAAGACAAAGGTGTTCGCCTTTGGGAATTTGGTAAGCAAGTTTACATGGACTTGTTAAGCATTGCTGAAGATGAGGACGTAGGAGATTACACTGATCCTATTACTGGTCGTGACATTACAGTCGAAACTGCTGGTAAAGAAACCACAGGTTTGATGTATAATACATCTACCGTAAGAGTTAGAACAAAGGCTACTCCTTTATCAGAAGATGCTACAAAAGTTAAATTATGGCTTGAAACCCAGCCAGATCCTCTAACTCAATTCAAGAGGTATTCTTACGATGAAATGAAAGAGGCACTTCTCAAGCATCTAAATCCTGAAGAGGACATTAAAGAACAAGCAGATGTAGTGCAAACAAAATCTGATCTTCCTTGGGAACAATCTGCCCCTAAACAAGGATACAGTCTGAATACTACAAAAGCAAGTGTAGACTCAGAAATTGACAGCTTATTTGATATCTAACATAAATTCCCCAACTTCGGTTGGGGTTTTTTAACCTAATAGTTTTGTATGGCAAAATCACTTAATAGCGCCGTGTCTAGCGCAATAAAAGGCACAGTAGATTTAGAAAAATTTAAGAAGGGTAAAAACCTTTCTTCTGGAGTAGTTTTTAAAGAGCAAAGGTGGATACCACTTTCTCAAGCATTTCAAGATACGCTTCAAATCCCAGGTATTCCTATTGGCCATATTACATTGTTAAGAGGACACTCTGATACAGGTAAAACTACAGCACTTCTTGAAGCTGCAGTAAGCGCACAAAAAATGGGAGTTCTTCCTGTGTTTATTATTACAGAAATGAAATGGGATTGGAAACACGCTCGAGAAATGGGTTTTGAATTTGAAGAAGTAGCAGATCCAAATAGTGGTGAAGTTATAGATTATAAAGGCTTTTTCTTATATATCGATCGTGAAAGACTTGATTGTATTGAAGACGTTGCAGGCTTTATCGCTGATATTCTAGATGAGCAAAAGAGAGGAACTCTTCCTCATGATGTTTGTTTTTTCTGGGATTCTGTAGGATCTATTCCTTGTAGAATGTCGATTGAAAAATCAACTAACAATAATGAGTGGAACGCAGGAGCAATGTCTCAACAGTTTGGTAATTTTATTAATCAAAGAGTTGTACTGTCAAGAAAAGCATCTCAGCCTTATACTAATTCATTAGTTGCTGTAAATAAAGTGTGGGTTGCAAAACCTGATTCACCTATGGGTCAACCAACCTTAAATAATAAAGGTGGTAACACGATGTACTTTGACTCTTCATTAGTTGTTACATTTGGTAACATTGCTAGAGCTGGTACAAATAAAATCAAAGCAACTAAAAATGGTAAAGAAGTTGAGTTTGCTAAGAGAACAAGAATTAGTTGTGATAAAAATCACGTAACAGGAGTTACTGCTGTCAACAAAGTTATTATGACAGTACACGGTTTCATAAATGATGATAAGAAAGAGTTAGACGATTACAAAAAGAAGTATTCTGATCAATGGACAAAAGTTCTTGGATCTAATACATTCGATATCGTAGAAGAAGAAACGGCCTTATCACCAGATATATTTGATACCGAAGATTAATGAACGAAGAATATAAAAAAATATTCGATTCACTCAAAGAAGAGAAAATCGAAGAGTCTATTAATAGTCGAGTATTATTGATAGACGGACTGAACACATTTCTAAGAGCATTTACTGCTATAGGCTGGGTTAACAAAGATTTATCTCACGTAGGAGGTTTAACAGGCTTTTTAAGATCCTTAGGATACATTATTAAGCTTGTTAGACCGACTAGAGTGATTATTATGTTTGATGGCCAAGGTTCATCAACTAATAAAAGATATATCTATCCAGATTATAAAGCAAATAGAGGAATTAGTAGAGTTACTAACTGGGATTCATTCGAATCACAACAAGACGAGTCTGAAGCAATTACATCTCAACTTGTAAGATTAATCTTCTATCTAAAAACTCTTCCTGTAGATCTTATATCGATCGATAAAATAGAAGCAGACGATGTGATTGGATATATTGCAGGGCAATTAGATGGTGAAATGACTATCATGTCTTCAGATAGAGATTATCTACAATTAGTTTCAGATAAAATAACAGTATACTCTCCTACTAAAAAGAAGTTCTATGACAGAGATTTAGTATTGAATGAATATAAAGTAACAGCAAAAAACTTTTTAACGCAAAAAATCTTGTTAGGAGACTCTGGAGATAATGTGCCTGGAGTAAAAGGCCTTGGTGAAAAGACTATGATTAAAGAGTTTCCTGAACTAGGTTCAGAGGCAGAAATTACTCTAGATAATATTCTTGAAAAATGTAAAGATGGAAATAAGAAGATACTCCAATCTATTTCTAACTATGAGTTTCAACTTAGAATAAATCAAAAGTTGATGGATCTAAAGAATCCTAATATTCCTGAAGAAGCCATAGAAGAAATAAATAGTGTTCTACTAGATCCAAAAAAGACATTTAATTCACAGGAATTCTTAGATTTATATCATGAGGATGAGTTAGGAAATTCTATTTCTAACGTCAGCATGTGGTTATTTAATAATTTCAATCAGTTACAAAAATATAAATAGTTATGTCGTCATTAAATCAGTTACAACAATACGGAATATCATTTCAGATTAAAGTATTATCTAGTTTGTTAAAGCACAAAGAGTTTCTACAAAACATCAATGATATTCTTGATACTGAAATGTTTGACAATCCTGCACACAAGTGGATTGTTGGTGAGATATTAAGGTACTATTATAAGTACAATACTACGCAGTCTACTGATGCTTTACAAGTCGAGGTAAGAAAGATCGAAAATGAAGTATTGAAGGTAAGTGTCGTAGAGCAATTAAAAGAAGCATTAAAGAGCTCTAACGAAGATCGTGATTATGTTGAGCAAGAGTTTAGTAGCTTCTGTAAAAATCAACAAATTAAGAAAGCAATCCTTAATTCAGTATCTTTATTAGAGAAAGGCCAATATGATGACATCAAGTATATGATGGATCAGGCTTTAAAAGCAGGTCAAGATAAATCTATTGGACACGAATATGAAAAGGATATTGAAACAAGATATCGTGAAGAAGAAAGATCTGCCATACCTACAGCATGGCCACATATCAATGAGCTACTCATGGGCGGCCTTGGTTGTGGAGACCTTGGTATTATATTCGGAAATCCTGGCGGCGGTAAATCATGGATCCTAGTTAATATAGGAGCCATGGCCGTTCAAAGAGGATATACTGTTTGTCACTACACATTAGAACTATCTGAGTATTATATTGGTAAACGTTATGACGCACTATTTACAGGAATTGACGTACAGAGTGTACAAAAACATAGAGGCGCAATTGAAGAGGCAATATCTAAAGTTAAAGGTAAGTTGATCATTAAAGAATTCCCTATGGGAAAAACAACAATCCATACTATAGAATCACATATTCAGAAATGTAGAGATCTAGGATATCCTCCTGACTTAGTTATTATCGACTATGTTGACTTGTTAAAAAGTAAAACTAAATCAATAGATCCTAAAGACGCAATTGATGATGTTTATACTGCAACTAAAGGTATGGCAAGAGAACTTAAAGTTCCTGTCTGGACAGTATCTCAGGTAAATAGGGCAGGTGCAAAGGATGATGTAATTGAAGGAGACAAGGCTGCCGGATCTTATAATAAGATGATGATTGCAGACTTTGCTATGTCTCTATCAAGAAAAAGACAAGACAAGGTAAATGGAACAGGTCGTATGCATATCATGAAAAATAGATACGGTATGGACGGAATGACATATGCAGCCAAGATAAGTACAAACAATGGTAGTATAGAAATCAATCCAGACAGTCTAGATGATGACGAACTGACATTTGATACCGGCACACCTGCAACTGGATCTAATAAACCTTTTAATTCTGGATTGGATAAAGACGAGAAAGCTTATCTGGCAAGTAAATTTTTTGAATTAGGTCTTTAAATTAACTAAAAAGCCTATATTTATTACAGTAAAACAGACGATATGAACTTTTTGATTGATCTATTTAAGAAAGCATTTAAAGGAGACAACTTTAGAACAGCACCAACTCCTATTAAGTACAATGATAAAATTGCGCAGCTTAATACTCAAGCTCCTAATCAGTACAATAAGATCAATACTTCTACGATCTCTAAGATCCAGAAGACTGGAAATTCTGTTTTAACTCAAAACAGCTCTACTAATAACATCCTTCCCGGATCTAAGTAATTAGGGGCAACAACACAGATCTTACTATAATAGGTTTTGAACTACGCTAGAAGGCCAGAGTGCCGTCTAAGTGCTAAACTATTTTTTTAACTTTTTAAAATTAAAATGAAAATGGACATCACGCAGCAAATTCTATCGGAAATTACGGTGTACAATAAATACGCCAAATATTTACCGGAATCCAAAAGGCGTGAAACGTGGGATGAAATTGTTACAAGAAATAAAGAGATGCATCAAAACAAGTTTCCTCTTCTGTTTAACGAAATTCAAGAAGCTTATAAATTAGTCTATGATAAAAAGATTTTACCGTCTATGCGCTCCATGCAATTTGCAGGCAAGCCCATTGAAATTAATAATGCTCGTATATTTAATTGTTCTTTTGCTCCTGTTGATGATTGGCGTATATTTTCAGAAGTAATGTTTCTTCTTTTAGGAGGCTGCGGCGTTGGCTACTCTGTACAAAAACACCATGTAGATAAACTTCCTGAAGTTATCAAGCCAATTAAAGAAAAGCGCTTCTTGGTCGGAGACTCTATTGAAGGTTGGGCTGATGCAGTAAAACTGTTGATGAAGTCTTACTTAGTAGGTGGAGCCAAACCTAAATTTGATTTTCGTGATGTTAGACCAAAAGGATCTATGTTGATCACAGCCGGAGGTAAAGCCCCTGGGCCTGAGCCATTAAAAGAGTGTTTGTTTCAAATACAAAAGATACTCGACCGTAAAGATACCGGAGATAAACTAACTCCTATTGAATGCCATGACATCATTTGCTATATTGCAGATGCGGTATTGTCTGGAGGTATTCGTCGTGCAGCTTTGATTAGCCTATTTTCTTTCAACGATGACGAGATGCTTACATCTAAGTTTGGAAGTTGGTGGGAAGCAAATCCACAAAGAGGCAGAGCTAATAATTCAGCCGTAATACTTCGTGATCGTATTCAAAAAGAAGAGTTTATGGATCTTTGGAAAAAGATTGAATTATCTAATGCTGGTGAACCTGGCTTCTTCTTAACCAATGACAAAGATTGGGGAACTAATCCATGCGCTGAAATTGCACTTAAGCCATTTCAATTTTGTAACTTGTGTGAAGTTAATGTATCAAATCTTGAATCTCAAGAAGATTTAAATTATAGAGTTAAAACAGCTGCATTCATCGGAACTTTACAAGCCTCTTATACAGACTTCCACTATCTTCGTGATATATGGAAAAAAACAACTGAAAAAGATGCATTGATTGGAGTCGGTATGACAGGTATTGCTTCAGGAGCAGTGCTTAAATTAAACATGAAAGAAGCAGCGACTATTGTTAAAGAAGAAAATGAAAGAGTCGCTAAAATTTTAGGCATTAATAAAGCTGCTCGTTGTACAACAGTAAAACCTTCTGGAACTACATCTATGGTTTTAGGCACATCATCCGGTGTTCACGCCTGGCATGATAACTTCTATGTTCGTAGAATGAGACTAGGTAAAAATGAAGCATTATATACGCATCTAATAGTAAACCATCCAGAGTTAGTTGAAGATGAATACTTCAAGCCACAATCACAAGCAGTAGTATCCGTACCACAAAAGGCACCAGAAGAGGCAATCACTAGATCTGAATCTGCAATGGATCTACTTCGTAGAGTAGAAAAGCTTCACAAAGAATGGATTAAACCTGGGCATAGAACCGGCCGCAATACCCACAATGTATCAGTTACCATTAGCTTAAAGCCAGAAGAGTGGCCAGAGGTAGGAGAATGGGCCTGGGCAAATAGAAACAACTATACTGCCCTGTCTTGTCTTCCTCACGACAACGGATCTTATGTTCAAGCACCTTTTGAGACTATAACCGAAGAGAAGTTTAATGAAATGATAAGTACATTACATTCAGTAGATCTATCTAAAGTTATTGAATTTGTAGACAATACAGACCAAAAAGGAGAATTAGCCTGTGCTGGCGGGGCATGTGAAATAGTCTAAGTTAGATATTTATTATAAATCTTGTAGTGACAGACTTTTTAATAGATCTACTTAAGAAAACCAGATTAGCAAAACCAGTCGGTTCTCAAACTCAGTATTATATTAGAGGCAAAAGAGAAGATGCCCCTAGTATAACATCTAATTTTTCATTTGCAAACCAACAGGTAAATAATATACTTCCTGGAACAAATGAAAGTGCTCCTCCGACTCCGGTAATATCTACGTATCTTAATACAGAATCTAATGATGTTCTGACTGCAGAGAACGATAATAAATTAATAATAGAATAATGGCAGACATAAAAATTAGTGCATTACCAGCAGTAACTTCAGTAGTTTCATCAGACATATTTCCTACTGTAGCAGGATCAACTACATCAAAAATAACTACAAAAAATTTAGCAGATTCACTAACTCAAGTAAGTTCATCTATAAGCGCATCTTTTGCAATAACAGCTAGCTATGTTTTAGGCGGTGGAAACACTATTAATACGTCTTCATTTATTACCACAGGTAGTGCGTCGTCTACCCAATCTATATCAGGATCTCTTTTAATAAGTGGATCTATTATACCAGCGGTAAGTGGAGTATCTTCTACGTCTTCATTTAATTTAGGTTCTGCAACTAATGCGTGGAAAGATATCTACGTTTCTGATGGAACTATAAATTTTATAAATGGAGCAGGTATTGTTCAAGGTACTCTGTCTTCGGTATCAGGCGGATTACAGTTAGGAAATTCTATAGTATCTGGAAATCTTGATATTTCTGGTAGTATTGGTTTTGTAGATTCTTTAAATACAAGTCTTTATGGAGCCGATTATATATCAGGTAGATATTTAGCGGGCACTCCTACATATAGAGGTATTTTTAATCCGGGGTTCACTACAGGTAGTATTCAACCAGTTATTTCAACAGATTGGACTGTATCTTATGCAGTAGTTGGATCGGGAATATTTCAAAATACCAAGTACGTAACAAGCGATCTTGGCATAGGACTGGAGTATAATAATTTTCAATCTCCTGCAAAAGCTTCTCCAGCAATAAAAATAGCCTTTAATTCTAGTATATCTGAATTTAATTCAAGCACAAATATATACGAAGCAGGATATTCTACGATTGTTACTAATAATCGTAATTTGAGTAACCTTGAAGCTGCTACAGATTGGTCTTTCCAGTTTGGAACTTACCACGCTTTAACAGTAACAGGCAGTTTCTTATCTAGAGATAATACAAATCTAGGTACAAATATAAATAATTATACTAGAATAACAGGAAACCTACGCATAACTGGATCTGCTAATATAACGGGTTCTTTGAACACATCAGGATCTTTCACACATACAGGAGGATATACTATTTTAACTAACGTATCATCTAGTTTAAACTTTTTGGACGATGCAGCAGCAGCATCCGGCGGAGTTCCATTAGGAGGTCTATATAGAAATGGAAATGCCATACAGATAAGATTAGTATAATTAATATAAAAAAAGAATAAGAGCCCTCTTCGGAGGGCTTTTTTAATATTTATTCTTACATGCCTATAAGCTTTATAAATAATAATAACCAAGGACAGATATCACTTCAAAATCTAGGCATAGGAGGAAGTTTTGCTTTGTATGCAAGTATAACGTCGAGTCTTCCTTCTGTTACAGGATCTGTTTATACTCAAATAGATACTATCATACCTTATTTAAGAGCTAATAGTGGTAGCTTAAGAAACCCAAATTTCTTTACATATTTCTTAGACGGAAATGCTTACCAAATAAGTGATGGAGGTAATGACATGTTTGATAATGGCAATTATACAGCGCCATGGTTACGTAATAACACAAACTATACAAATGGTAGTACTATACCTATACCAAGCCCTGCATTAAACTATAGTTCTCAATCTGCTACTTTAACTGATACAAATTTTTATTATGCGTCTTTAGGATACAGTCAATCAACTGGTTCGTTCCCAAGCGGAAACCAAAATGGAAGATTTCACCCATTAACATTAATAGGGGCTAGAAGTGGATCAGGACCGATAGGATTTCAAAAAGCAGGGAATATTGGAGCTGACGGCCTTGGATTTCTAATATCAGGAAGCATATATTCTGGCTCAGTAGTTAATGGGTTTACAACTTACGCAACCTACCGCCAGACACATGGACAATCAGCAGACCCATCAATATGTGATGTGTATGTTTTACTAGGACATCCTAATTGGGGATCTGTATTCGGTACAGTAGTATCTAGCTCTCTAGTCGGAACTCAATTGCAAGGAGCTGCTTTATATGCTACAGGATCCTCTAGTGAAATACTAGCTATGGTTACTTTATTAAGTAGAACATCGTCATTAGCAATTCCAGATAGTGATATTAAAACTGTAGTAGATAACTATGTTTCTTTAGTAAAGCAAGTTTTAAACTACTAACTTATTTTTTAATCAAATTTTATCAAGTTGAAAAAAGAGTTAATAGATGGTATTCATTACTATCTAGAGAAAGGCAAAGTAATATTTACTCAACAATTTCATTTAGATAGAGGATTTTGCTGTGGAAATAAATGTCGCCATTGTCCTTTTTATCCAAAGTATATAAAAGGTACTACAAAAATAAATGAAAAAGAATCAGAAGAATAGTTTATATTTAATAAAATAATATTATGACAATAACAATTAATCCTGAATATGTGTATCTAGGCGTAGTTTTAATTCTTATGCTAATTCAGGTTTTTCAATGGATATCTATATCTAAACTTAAAAAAGAGATATCTAGCATGTGGACTCAAGTAAGCATAATTGCTGTTTCATCTGGCACTATATTAGAAAAAATGGAAAAAAAGATAGATGCAAAAGAAGATAAAAAAATCTGAGGGTTTAGGTGATACCATAGCAAAATTTACACATTTTACAGGCTTAGATATTCTAGCAGATAAAATAGCTAAATTATTAGGTAAAGAAGATTGCGGTTGCGATAGAAGGCGAACAAAACTAAATAAGATGGTTCCCTATGATAAAAATAAAAAATAGTTATGAAAATAGAACAATTTGAAAAGCTTAAAGTTAAATTTGAAGTCCTTAAGTTAGAGAAAAACTTTTTTACGCTAGATAGAGTCTTATACTATTTCTCTTTTCTAGGTAATATCTTTTTGATTTACTTTGGATACTTCTTTATTAAATCTATTACAGATACACTCCCTGATTTATTTCCATATCAAGATATTTTCTTAGCAATCTTTATAGGGTTATTCCTTACAGGGTATGAACTAACTAAAAGATTTGTAGTACAGCAATTTACTATCTCTGCTCTACAGATTAGAAAGTTCACCTATGGATTACTTTTCGGTTTAATAGCATCTATAGGTCTTGTAGCGGGATCATTTTATCTTTCTTTGAACGGTGCTCATAGACTAGTTGATTCAACAGAACAAATTCAACAAACAATAGATCAGAGTGTATCAATAAAAGCAGACTCGATAGCTAGATACTACGATCAAGAAATACAGTATTATAGAATACAGCCTGCAAAAACCAGACAAGATAGAAAATATAGAGATTCTATTGTAGCTGCCTTACAAATTACTAAAGATCAAAAGTTAAGTAAGATAGAAGTTAAAACAGAAGATAAATCTAAATTAGTTATAGATAAGAATGAAGAGAACGGCACTGCATTTGTATTCATGACTTTCTTTCTAGAGTTCATTATCATTTTAGGCGTAGGCTTTAATTCATTCTATTTATTAGGCTCTTATAATGAAACTAAACAACTGTTATCAACTCCTAAATACAAGCAACTAGAACTAAACTTAAAATTCCTAAAACTATATTTTCAAGCAGGGAAAAAATTAAAGGGAGATCAAACCATATCTGCTAGTAAATTAATTTCTGTAGTAAAAAATCAAAAGTTAGGATGCACTCAGTCCGAAGTAAGAAACTTTATAGTATTGTGTTCTGAGCTAGGTATTATAAAAGAAGTAAGGTCTAGAAGAAAAGAGTATCAAGTAGACTACGAAGAAGCTAAGAAATTAATGCTCAAAGACGAATTACTGTAGAATTTTATTTTTTCCTTTCATTTTCTTATTGTAAATTAGTAGTATGAATAAAAGTTATGTTACAGTAGACACTATTGATAAGCTGAAAGACATGGTCCAGCATATCAAAGACAATGAGATAATCGCATTCGATACAGAGACTAATAGTCTTAATCCTAGAAAGGGTAAAATCATTGGCTTCTCCGTATCTGGAGAAGTTGGCAAAGGCTATTACATGCCTACAATGATATTCAAAGATGAGCTACTTCAAGACGCTCATATCGAAGGGCAGCTTGCTCATGATCTTGCTAAGAAAACAATCTTACTACTTATTGGAAAAAAGCTTGTGATGCACAACGCATCCTTTGACGTTAGATTTGTCAAATGTTTCTATGATATAGATTTACTTCCTTCACTCCATGTAGATACAATGTTACTCGTTCATACAGTAAAAGAGGAAGGCGCCGGCTTTATGGGAGGTTCTGCATTCGGTCTTAAAGACATTGCCAAAATGATTCAAAAACATATTGGTCTAGATGTTGAAATGGCTGCAAATGAAGAGCAAATCAAAATGAAAGAGTCTATCAAAAATAATGGTGGCACAATTACAAGAGAGAACTACGAGATCTGGAAAGCAGATCTTGAATTATTATCAGAATACGCATCAGCAGATACCGATTTAACACTCAGAGTGTATCACCACTTCATGGCTATATTGAAAGAAGAGAATCTAGAACAATTCTTCTTTGAAGATGAGGTGATGCCTTTGTATAAAGAGGTTACTATTCCTATGGAACAAGTTGGCATAAAGCTTGACATGGAAATTATAAAATCTAGTCGTGCCAAAATTATAGAAAAGCTACGAGAATATGAAACTCTCGTTACAAAAGAGTTGTTACAAAAGCCTGATGTAAGAGCTTGGGTTGTTATGAAAGCAACTGAAGCTTACCCTCCTAATAACAAAGGCACATTTGCTCAAGAGCTTGTAAAAGAAATGAAGTTTGATCTAGAGCAGTCTGAAAAGACTGGCAAATATAGTATTACTAAGTCATCTTTAATGAGACTTCCTGAATGTTCTACTAAACACTTCTTAATACACGGAGATCCCTCAGTACTTGATAAAGATGTGTCAATGAAAATTAGTATGAGATTGTGGAAAGAAGATAATGACGGAGACTATTTTAACATTCAATCTAAAGATCAAATGGGTGAAATCGCTTTCGGTGTTCTAGGTATTAAACCTCTGTCTACCACTAAGACCGGCAAACCTCAGTTTGATGATGACACTGTGCAATCAATTGCCGGCAAATATGACTGGGCAAAAAGCCTACGTATTTACAATAGGCTACTTAAGATCAAGAGTACGTACATGGATCGTTTCTTAGATGCTCAAGAAGACGGTAGATATTACTTCTATTATAAACAACATGGCACAGTATCAGGCCGTTATGGTTCTGATGCACAACAGCTTCCTAGACCTAAAGAAGAAGGCGACGATGATCCGATAGTTATCGAGTATAATAACTTGATTAGAGCGTTCTTTATTCATGAAGAACATAATGTGTTTATAGATGATGATTACTCTTCTCTAGAACCGAGTGCGTTTGCTCACGTATCTGGTGATGAAGGTCTTATGGATATATTCCGTAATAACTGGGACTTCTATTCTACTATCGCAATTAAAACTGAAGGATATAGCGATTACTCTCCTGATAAAAATGCTCCTAACTTTTTGAGAAAGCATCTGCCTAAAGTTCGTAATAAGGCAAAGGCATATGCCCTAGGTATTCCTTATGGTATGGGAGCTTATGCACTAGGTATGAATCTAGGAGTTTCAACAAAAGAAGCTAAGGTACTAATAGATGGATATCTTAATGGGTTTCCTGAGCTTAAAAAGTGGATGCTTAAATCAAAAGAGTTTGTTAAAAAGAACGGCTATATTAAAACACAGGTTGGTAGGATAAGGCACCTTCCTAAAGTAAAAGCCATCTATGATAAAATTGGTGATGACTTACTTGACTGGAATATCAAGAAAGAAATGGAAAGACAATACGGCGTAGATCAAATAAAGAGCTTATCAAGAGACTATATTAATGGTCTAAATAATGGATGCAACGTACAAATACAAGGTCTAGCAGCATCAATAGTTAATAGAGCTGCGCTTGCTATTAATAGGAGATTTAAGCAATCAGGCATAAATGGCTGGGTATGCGCCCAGATCCATGATCAGCTAGTAATTGAGGTAGAACACGCAAAAGCAAAAGAAGCGGCCAGTATCGTCCAGGATTGCATGGAAAATACGACTAAACTAAATGTACCTTTGTACGCTATTCCTCAGATAGCAAAGAATCTTAGAGACGGTCATGCCTAATTAATAAATGCGTAATATTTATTATAGATAGAAAGTTGCCGGAATCAGCTATCTATAATAACTTATTGGACTCATGGAGTATCGGTCATTCCGGGACCTTTACTTCCTCTGGGTCCATTTTTATTTTATGAAATTAATATACATATATGTTAAACAAAGTCCATTAGGACTATTATATTTAGGTAAAACTGAGCAAGATCCTTTTAAGTACAAAGGATCAGGTAAAGAATGGAAACAGCATCTGATAGAGAATAACATAAGCTCAGATCAAATTAAAACATACATATTGCATAAAACAATAGACAGGCAAAACTTAGAGTTAATATGTAGAATATACTCAGATCTTTTTAATGTCGCTAAAAGTAATAAATGGGCAAATATGAAAAAAGAGATAGGAGATGGTGGAACAGATAAGGGCCATTTAAAAGGCATAAAAAAGCCTGATCATAGTAAAAGAATGACGGGATCAGGTAATCCTAGATATAATAAACCTTTTAGTGAACAGACTATTAATAAAATGAAAGAAGTACAAAAAGGCAAGCATTTAGGATCACTTAGTTCATCCGCAGTTAAAGTTAATCAATATACATTAGACGGTGAGTTTATAAAAAGGTGGGATTCTATAATAGAGGCCGAAAGATCTCTAGGAGTAATTCATCAGCATATTAGCAAAGTATGTAAAGGTATTAGAAACCAAACCGGAGGTTATAAGTGGTCTTATGCTACTTAAAAGATTAATTTTATCTCTCTTCAATAATTGTATATATTTATATAAAAGGTACTGTGAGTAGGCCTTTAGTTATGAAATAAACATTTATAAACCGTTCACCGTAAGGGAACACAAAACAAAACAATATGGGAATATTAAGACCATTCGAGCTCGATCCATTTGACTTGCTCTGGAAAGATCTCTTTGAATCAGCACCACACTTTTCTGCAATTACGCAGAAGATATCACATCCAGTAGACATTTTTGAAACAGAAGACGGCATTCGATTTGAAGTAGCCGCAGTAGGCCTAGACAAGAACGATATAGATATCATTGTCGACGGTGATCAATTACGAATTACATACGAGAAACCAAATAAGCCTGAAGAGTCTCCAATATACAGAGGTATTAAGAGATCATCTTTTAATCTTACTTGGAAAATTTCAACTAAGTTTGATCTAAACAAACTAGAAGCTTCCTTAGATAGAGGACTGCTAATTATAACAGTTCCTACAGCAGAAGGTACGGCTGTAAAGCAAATAAAAATTAAGTAAAAAAAAAGGCCTACTCACAACCTTAGTTATGTTTCAACTGCACAGAAATTTTATTGACATCAATGGTGACTTATTTGAAGTCAAAAAAATCCTAAGAGAAGAGTTCGTAAACGGCAAAAACCTAGACGACTTTAAAATTTGGTATGGAGTAGAAGGTGTCTTCAAAAAAGATGGCCTACTCTATTTTTGTGTTAAAATAAATGAATTAGAAATTGTAAATTAACATTATGGATAAAAAAATAACCCCTCTAAATGGCTTTATATTATTGAAGCCTATAGAAACAGAAGAAGAAACGTTTGGTAATATAATTATTCCAGACCTTGGTAAAGAAAGACCTGAAATGGGAGAAGTAGTTGGAACATCTGATGTCTACAACTATAACACAGACAAGCTAGTTATTTCAACTCTACAAGTTGGAGATGTCGTGTTGATTCCTAAACTAGGATCACAAAGAGTAGTACTTGATGGACAAGACTATTTCATTTGTAAAGAATCAGATATATTTGCAGTTATCGAATAAACAAAATCATTATGAGTACAACAAAAAATGTTTTCGGAACAGAGCTTAAAGAAAAGCTTCTGTCAGGCATAGAAAAGCTAAATGCGTCAGTTACATCTACATTAGGTCCAGGTGGTAGAACTGTTTTAATCAGAGAACAATCTGGTGAAGTTAAAGTTACTAAGGACGGAGTAACAGTTGCAAAAGCATTCCACAAGTTAGAAGATGATATCGAAGACCTTGGAGCGCAGCTAGTTAAACAAGTTAGTATTAAAAGTGCAAATGAAGCAGGTGATGGTACAACAACATCTACATTGATCGCTACAGAGCTTGTTAAAGCAGGCTTGAAAGAGATTCGTCAAGGATCTAATGCAGTAGAGATCAAGAATGAGATCGATAAGATTGTAAATGAAATCGTGCAAGAAATAAAAGATATGGCAATCGAAATATCTTCAGAAGAGCAAATCAAACAAGTTGCAACTATATCAGGTAATAACGATTCAGAAGTAGGTAACCTTATCAGCGAAGCTATTGATAAAGTAGGTCGTGAAGGTGTGGTTACTATTGAAGAGTCTAAGTCTGGTGAAACAACACTCGAGATCGTAGAAGGTATGCAGTTTGATCGTGGTTATAAGTCACCTTATTTTGTGACTAATAACACAACGATGCAAGCCGTGCTTGACAATCCTTATGTACTACTTTATGATGGTCGTATTTCTACAGCTCAAGAGCTACTACAAGTACTAACTAAAGCTAACTCTGAGAATAGACCTTTGTTGATCATCGCTGAAGACATTGGAGATGAAGCACTTGCTACACTCATTGTTAATAAGATGCGTGGCATCGTACAAGTTTGCGCAGTTAAAGCACCAGACTTTGGTGAGCGTAAGACTTTGATCCTTGAAGACATTGCTATCTTGACCGGCGGCCAAGTTATCTCTAAAGACAAAGGTTTAAAGCTTGATAAACTATCTACGCAACAACTAGCTCAGTATCTTGGATCAACTAGACTTATCACGGTTTCTAAAGAAGAGACTACTATCATTGATGGTAAAGGTGATGAAACAGCTTTGGCTAATAGAGCGATAGAAATTAAAGAGCAAATAGAAAAGGCAACCTCTTTCTATGAGAGAGAAAAGCTACAAGAGAGATTAGGTAAACTAGTCGGTGGTGTTGCGATCATTTCTGTTGGTGGAAATAGTGATATTGAGATCAAAGAAAAGAAAGATCGTGTAGAAGACGCCTTGTTCGCAACTAAAGCTGCACTTGCAGACGGCATTGTTCCAGGTGGTGGTGCAACTCTTTACAGAGTATCATTAAACCATAGAGCAGAGAGCAATTCAAATGTTGCTATTGCTAGAGACATTGTAAGAACCGCACTTCAATCACCATTCAAGAAGATCTTGAGTAATGCCGGAGTAGAAAACTGGTTCGAGAATATCCCAGGCGAAGGCCAAGTATACGATGCAAAGAGTCACAAAATAGTGAATGCTCTTGAAGCAGGTATCATTGATCCAGCAAAGGTGGTTATTACCGCCCTCAAGAATGCTGCATCCGTTGCCGGAACAATTCTAACTACAGAATCAGTTGTATTTGAAAAAAAAGACAAAGATGAAAAAGCCGACCCTATGATGGGTATGGGAATGTAAAAAATAAAGAGCCCTCTTCGGAGGGCTTTTTTACTATATTTATTAGCATGAAACAGCAACTAAACGAAAGTAAAAGATTGCAGCAATTAGCTGGCATATTGAAAGAAAGTCAATTAAATGAAGAGACATTCCTATCAAAAATGGAAAAACTAAATCCAGGATATAGTAAAGAATCTGTTTTAGCTGATTTTGAAGACGAATATGAAAAACAAGATGATTGGGGTGATATAGATGTGTCAGGAGATTACGAAGATCATCAAGAGTATCTTAAAGATGCTGAAGATTGGTTTAATAAAGTAGAGTCTACTGGTCCAACTGTAAAAGTAGGAGACTCAGTTAAAGTTTATGCTAAATCTGTAAATAAACAAGTTTTTGGAAAAATTGTTAAGGATATAGTAATGAAAGGAAGTCATGGATTCGAAGGAGACATTAAGCCAAATAAAATTCCTGGCTGGTGGATTCAATGCTATAAAGATCCAAATATGACACAAAAAATTGGTACTTTAGCATATCCGCAATTTGAAGAAGGTATATCTTTTGAAAAAATAGATACACAAAATGAAGGATATCAAGGCACACCTTCGTATAGTCCAGGATCTTCTGATGCTAATGATTGGGATCAAGGTGTTGATATAGAAATAAAAAGTAAAATTGACGATAAATTAAAAGACAAAGTAATTAAAAGATTACAAAAAAGGGGTATAGATGCCAAATTTAGAGTAAGTGCAAGTAACGGAAAAAATTATTTACGTGTTGCATTTGCTGGTGATGATGAGAATGCTGGTGAAGAATTACGTAAATTAGGTATAAAATACTATTAATCCTAAATAAAAATTTCAAAATAAAGCCCCACTAAAGTGGGGTTTTTATAATATTTATTCATATGAAAAAAGAATTATTAGAAATAGAAGTACTACGTAAAAGAGCTGGCATAGATGATAAACAAATAAATGTTCTTTCTAGGATTCTAAATTTTTTACCAGATGCTGTAGTAGATGCTGGTGAAAAATTAGAAAAAGAATTGAGAAAATCTGGCGTAAAATTAGAATCTAACGCTAAATTAATAAATGCAATAGAAGATTTAGTTTTGGCAGCTAAACACTCAAAATAAAAAGTAAAATAGCCCTCTTCGGAGGGCTTTTTTATTCTACTTGCTAGATAGATTTCCTAGATCCTATAGAATAGCTTAAATTTATAGAAAATATGGTTATGAAAGCAGCTGTTATAGGAATGCTCAACAATGTTGGTAACTCTACTTCTCACCATGGTGGAGGCTACTACCACGTTATGTTAAGTATACTAAGAAGTTATCATCCTGAAGGATTGACTGTTAATCCTGAACCTTCTACTTGGAATGAATATGAAAGACTCTATATTTTAGAAGGAGTCAACTATCAAGAGAACATCTTTAACTTTATTGGAGGGCCTCAACCTGAACACAAAGAAAAGCTAGAAGCCATGGCAAAATATACTGGGCTTCCTATAGCAGTCAACACTCCTATTGATATGAATGTTTTCAATAAGAGGTTTGGGGTTGATCATCAATTCTCGGCTATCAATACTATACCATATGCTAGACTATATGGAGAAGATACTAGAAAGCTAGTAAGAGGTGACTCTCACTCACTTAGTGTTTGGAAGCCTGGTTTTGGTCTTGATAGAACCGACGGTAAAACTCTATTCGGCTTCTTAAAAGACGCAGACTCTTTAGTTGATGTTTGGAATGAAAAGTATGACGAAGTCATTTTATACTTTGGTAATATTGATCTTCGCTTTCACTTAATGAGACAAGAAAATCCAAGAGCAGCAGTAGGAGATCTATTTAGAAGATATATAGAGTTTGCTAAGAAATTAAATAATGCAACTCTAGTTAATTTATTACCTATTGAGCACGAAAGTCGTAAATTACCAGGTACAGGTTTATATCTCAAACAACCATACTTTGGTACTAGACAAGAAAGAATGGATTTAAGAGACGCGGCAAATAGGATAATGAATAACTCAGGCCTTAAAACAATTCAATGGCCAGACGAATGGATTGATGAAGATGGCATGAAGATGTTTGAGTATATGGAGCCTAAACAGTCAGTGCATTTGAAACCTAAATACTATATGTTCGCAAACGAATTTATAAAATAATATGCAGAAATTTATAATTAATGAAAAGTTACTTGAGGCCTTAGATGAATACGATAAACGTAGCCTCTTAATGCAACAGCATGGAAGCCTAAAGCTTCCTTATGATGGAGACCTATACAAAGATGTAAATGACGACTTGATTTATCATGTGCCTATTTATGATACGGCGCACCGTAGATTTGCTGCATTCTGTGCATTCACTGAAGCTGTATGGTATAAAGAGAAAGACTTAAGAGGAATGGGTAATCACTTTACACATCATAACATTAAAGATGACTTCGATTGGTTCATGTTATTTTACTTATTCAGACTCTGTGGTTCTGGTATCAATTATGTGCCTAGATATAAGACAGATCATATCAAGGACATCCTGGGTACGCATGGCTTCGGTAATTTCTGGATTGTGGATTCTATATTGAAAGAACATTACACATGGCCAGAATGGAAGCAGGACCTTTATAATAGGATCACGCCATTTACAGACAACAAAGGGTACTTACTTCCTCAATTTACTTTTGAAGGAGAAACAAGAGGTCACTTGAGACGTTTTATTCTTGAACATGCAGAAGGTTTAGTTAGACATCTTTATGATGCAGTTACTAAAAAGAAGCTTGACATCTACCAAGTAACAGACTTAGGTAATGAGTACTTAAATAATATAGGATTCAAAAGACAAAACTTTGTTGTAACAGCATTTGCAGCAGATCTAGCAGAGTATTTTCCACAGTATGTTAATCCTAAAGGCTGGGTTTATGCAGGCACTAACGCGGTTCGTTGTATTAAAGCTATATTTCCTAAAGTTAGTCCTAAAGTAAAAGAGTTTGAATACATTAACGAAGTACTTCAATTCTTATCTAATAGATATAACTTAAATCCTATTGATTGTGAAGATAGCAGAGCATGTGACGTAGTACGCTATTTTCAAGAATATCAATCAGACGATCACATTATAAAAAACAACGGTCGTAGGATGAGCAATAACACAATTCTTAAACAAACGTGGGGTCATGACAAATATTATGACTTCGCTCGCAAATTAAAATAAAACAAAAAAAATGAAAAAAATCGCACTCATAGTAGTTAGTCTACTAACAGTATTAGTTAGTTGTAAGACAAATGAAGATATTAAATCTGATAAAGCTGTAAAGATTCACCAAGGATCTTTTGCTTTCTGTGGTGCATCAGCCGCAATTCCTACCGGAAAAAAGATTGTTGTTCAAGGAGTAGAATATGATGAAGGATGCGCAATATGCCCTGTATTAACAGGACCATCTATTTCTAATTTAGCAATGGAAGGTATTAGCGGAACTTACGGAAAGTTTAATGTAAACGAAAACTTCCAAACTCCTGACGGAACTGACACTACTGTCTGGTCTTTATTTTGGTACTATGATTCAGCAACTACAGTACCTCAATTTAATCCAGCATCTAAGGAGTGGGAATTATTACCACCAGTAAATCGTGCATTTATTGTAAATCTTGATCATCCAAGCACAAGCGAAAGTAATATGTTTGCTATGCCAGGTATTATCTTTGATACAACATCTACAGGTATTATATTAGCAAGAGTATACGGACCACTTAATGAAGCAGCAGTTCCACTTCGTAAAGCTGTTCCTGTTACATCTGGAATGAAATCTATTACTGCGGCTAAAGATAGTTTTCCATATCCTGTAGGAACTCCTGTGCCTATTATTGAATTAAGCAAAGAACTTCAAAAAGAAGAAAAAAATAAATAAAAAAACTGATGTTTTTAAACAAAGCGACAGATCAATCGAACTTAGACATGTCAGGTGGTAGAGATCTAAACTACTATCTAGAAATGACAAAAGACTATAAGCCTGATTTTGAATTCATGCTAAAACAAGCAGAAGGTTTTACAATAGTCGATGATGGAGAATTTCAATATGGTAGTAAAGCCAAGATGGGAGACTTCATGATCAGCCAAGTAAAAGAAGACACTTTAGTTTACGTAGCACCAAGAACAGGATATGCTCCTTATTCACTTACGTATCTTGCAAAAAAATATAACAAGAAGCTTATACTATTTATGCCCGCGTCTAAAGAAGCATCTGAACATCAGTTAAGAGTTATTGAAGATGGGGCAACGCCAATATTTTTAAAGACTCCTGCTATGCCGACTATTAATGCCTGGGCAAAAAACTTTGCAGAAAAGATTGGCGCAAAATATCTACCATTCGGCCTTAAGCATGAGCAAGTTGTAGCCGGAGGAGTTAGAATATTTCATGAAGCATTTAAAGATAAAAGAATTCCAAATATGTGGTCAGTATTTTCCACAGGAGTGCTATCTAGAACACTTCAGATTGCTTTACCTAACACAAAGTTTAATGCAGTAGCAGTTGCAAGAAATGTACAACCTGGTGAATTAGGCAGAGCTAAGTTTTATACTCATGATAGAGCATTTTTAAAAGAGTCTAGAATAATTCCGCCATTTGATTGCATACAAACTTATGACGCTAAAGGTTGGGAACTCATGAAAAAATACGGCCACTTAGGAGATTGGTTCTGGAATGTGGCTAGAAATATGCCCAAGCCTACAATTAAAGCAAGTGATGTTGATTCTCAAAGAGAGTGGGGCGATAAATCTGATATTACTAGGTACTTAGGACTTTAGTTTTACCATTTCGATATTATTTTTTATATTTATCCTATGAATATACTTGAACAAGCAAACGAGATCATCTACAAGAGATCTGAAGAAAAGGCCCGTCAATATGGGCCAATGCAAGACGGTATGCAAGAAGCTGCCAAGATTGCATCGTTATTAAGCCGTAAAGAGTTAACTGCAGTTGATATGTACAACTGTATGATTGCACTTAAGTTGTCGAGACAGGCTTATAACCATAAACAGGACAATCTCCTAGATTGTGTTGCATATATGGCTTCACTAAATGATTACCAAAATGATTTACAAAATGAAACTACAAAAGTTACGAAACGTAAAAACACCAAATAGAGGAACATCTTCATCAGCAGGAATAGACTTCTATGTGCCAGAAGATTTTGAAACAGTGTCACTAAAACCAGGAGAGTCAGTATTAATTCCATCAGGAATTAAAGTTCAAGTTCCTAGAGGTTATGCATTGATTGCATTTAATAAATCAGGAGTAGCAGTAAAACAAGGTCTCTCTGTTGGCGCTTGTGTTGTTGATGAAGATTATGAAGGAGAAGTTCATTTACACATGATTAATACTTCAGATATGCCTCAAATAATTGCCACAGGACAAAAATTAGTTCAGTTTGTATTAATTCCTGTTGCTTATTTTGATGTAGAGGAAGTTGAAGAATTACAATCTAGAAATACAGAAAGAGGTTCAGGAGGGTTCGGTTCAACTGGATTATAATATGAATAAACTAGACAAAGTATTTATAAACATAGCAAAAGAAACATCTACTCTGTCACACTGCGTTCGATCTAAGGTAGGCGCAGTTTTAGTTAAAGACGGCAACTTGATAAGTTTTGGATATAATGGGACTCCTTCTGGTATGGACAATTGTTGCGAGAGAGATAATGTCACTCTACCTCATGTTATCCATGCTGAAATAAATGTAATTATTAAAGCAGCCAAGACAGGCAACTCTGTAGATGGTTCCACTTTGTACTTAACACTTAGTCCTTGTTTAGACTGCTCCAAAGTTATTTTGCAATCAGGAATAAAAAGAGTTGTATATTTGAATCAGTATCGTAATTTAGAAGGCGTTAACTTTCTTAAACAGTTTATAGAAGTAGAACAATATGGAGACTAAAAAATACATTACACCAACCAGTGCATTCGAGAATCTGTTTCACTACATCATTGACAAAGGTGAAGACTTTGCAGGTACCAAAGCAATATTTAATTCATCATTCACTATACAAGATCCTACACAAAAAGTAATTACTTCACCAAAGCGTAAGTTTAATCAAGACTATGCAGAATACGAATGGGAATGGTATCGTAAAGGAGATCGTGATGCAAAAGAAATAGGTGAACGTGCCAAGATCTGGAATCAAATGATGGTACCAGGTACTACAGAAGTTAATTCTAATTATGGATACTTTTGGAATTACAACGATCAACTTAATCGCGTTGTCAATGATCTAAAGCTAAATAAAGAAACTAGACGAGCTATTATAGTTCACTACATTTTGCATGAGTTAGACAGATACAAATATGATACACCGTGTAATGATGTACTTAATTTTTATATTAAAGACGGTAAGCTAGAATTAACTATATTTGCTAGATCTATCGATCTTGTCTTTGGCTTCTGTAATGATCAATACACATTTGCTAAACTTATGGAACACGTATCTTACAGAACCGGATATCCTGTAGGTCAAATGCATTTCTTTATAACAAACTTACATATCTATCCAAGACATTACGACATGTTTAATTAATATCTATGACAGTAGTAGACAAAATATACAACCTGCTTTCTGATGGCAAAATATCAGATCTAGCAGAGATGAAAGAGTGGTTTAAAATGGAAGAAGAGCAGCAGCTAATAAAAGCTATTATGTACACTCTAGATGAAGACGGGCATACAGGAGAATGGAAGATTAAATTTGCTAAAGATTATTGTAAAAAAATAAATGAAGGTTATGATTTTTCCAACAAAAATGTCAAGAGAAGTCTTAGAGGTAAAACTCTCTAAGCTACAGAAAAAAAACTACAATCAATTTATTTGGTGGAGACGCTATCAACAAAGGCAGATCTTACCAGATAAAAGTAGTTTACATGATAAAATAGCTAATGGCGATTATGAACCCTCAGACTACTACTATCAAGCAGAACACGAGAACTATCTTCTTGAAGATGCTATAAAAGACATGAAGCACTATGATGATAAGCTAGATAAGATTAGCTTATTTAGAGCCAGATACAAAAAGCTTCATGAAGACTTCCTAAAAGATGAAGCAGAGACTACAAAGAATATGAAAAAAGACTTTTGTAAGGAATTCGGCATGCCTAAGGAAGATCTTGAAAATATGATGGAAGATTTTGATGGAACCGTGATGGATCTATATGCTCATTGTGTACAGCTAAAAAATGGCAGATTTGCAAATAGCATGAAAATGTCTAAAGTATTAGCATCTGAAAATTTTTATTAAACTATAGACATAGTTTTTATTCTTTTTTATTTTTTTCATATATTTGTTATAAATGGAGGTTATGAATATTATCGCAGAAGATTCTTTTTTCAAGAGTTTGAGGAAATTAAGATGGCATGAAAGCCCTATTTATAAGGCTTATGATGCCGTACGATACGGACTCCCTGGGTTCATTAGGAACGTTTGGAGTTTTCGCCGTGAATTGTGGTCTCACCGCTGGTGGGATTATCGGTTTACTTTAGAAGTGTTAAAAAAATCTCTTGAGATTCAAGAAGCTGGAATGATAGTAGGTGGAAATGAAGAATCTACGAGTCTAAACAAGAAGCTAGCTAAAATGAGAAGGGCTATAGAGTTATTGGAAAATAAGATACAAGACAGCTATCTAGAGAGGATTGAAAAAGAGTTTGGAGAATTGTACCTATCAGATTTTGGTTTTGAAAAGACTGATAATGGAAATTATATGTTAGTCGATGAAGAGACAGAAGAACAGAAGTTACATAACAAAATGATCTTCAGTAAAGCACATCAACTAGAAGCAAAAGAGTGGAAAGAATTATGGCAGATAATAGAAGGGAAAAAATATAAGGAGTATAAAGATTATGACGGATCAGATTTAAGAGGCTGGTGGGATTGATTAGCGGCATTAGCGATGTAACCAATTTAAAAAATATAATATGTTAGGCTTAGTTTTATTTATCGTCGCAATCTCAGCATCTCTTACTTGGCTTTTATCAGGTGGTATTGATTACATCAAAAGGCAAACTTCAAAACAGAAAGGAAAAGATTTCTTTAATTGGGATAAAGATATCCACAATAAAGCTGGTCGCGACGGATGGGATGAAAATTTACATGATGAAATATTTTAATATGAAAAATAAGTTACGATATCTAGTTTACTTTGCTATAGTTGCAATTTTAGTAATTCTAGTAGGTTATCAAAATATGATTATAAAAAATTACAGTTGTTCTGAAATAGGACTTGAAGGAGGCGGGGATATCTATAAAGCAGAGTTACTTGACTCTATTAATATTTTAAGAATAGACCTAGAAAGATACGAAGTAACTCTAGAAAATCTAAAACAAGAAGATTCCATAGCAGCTAAAAAGTTTGAAGATATTTTATACATGCTAAAATAAAAGTTACATGACAAGACCAGAAAAAAAACGTCAAACAAAAGAACAGATGGCAATAACTCTTATTGATAAAATGTTTGAGTTTGCAGGCCACGATATTAGATACAAAGATGTTGAAGGTAGAACTGACAACTGGTATCAACAATGGACCATGACAGAAGCTCAGAATAAAGAATGGAAAGAGTGGGGTACTAAGTTCATAAAAACTAAACTTAGAACTAATCTAAAATCAGCTCAGACGGAAATGGCATGGTTCGATCTTTGTTATGGACTTACAATATCAGATTGGTTACAAAATCACCCAGAATATGCAGAATAAAAAGTATACTTTACCTGAAGAATACGCGATGGATATCTCTTATGAAATTTCTAAATTAGGAGAAGGAAACATGGATTCAGAGCTTTTAGACGACTGGTGCAACGGTGTTTATAATCTAGCACTAGATAGCTATGTAGAGTATCTAAAAGGAAATAAAGAGACTTATCTAATAACAGATGAGGATGTAAAAAAGTGTTACGAAAAAGCATCATTAAAACACACTCAAGAGCTACTAGATGGATTAGTAGATAAAGGATTAGCAAAAGTTTCAGTAGGAGAAAATGGAGATATACTTTATTCTCTTACAGAAGACGGTAAAAAATATGCAAATGAATTGTAATAAAATATAAGCATGCAAAATTATTCTGATCCTAGAATTACAAGAATAATAAAGTTAGAACTATCAATCACACACGGCAATCAAAGCTCCACTATCTAATTAAATATTTATTAGTATGGAAAACCAAGAAAAACAGTTTAGACTAAACATTACTAGAAGGCATTTTCTAACAAAGGCAGGTCTAGGTATCGGAAGCGCTGCTTTAGGAACCATGCTATTCAAAGATCAATTGTTTGGATCTAGTGGAGAAGTTAAATCTTTACCACTTGGTATTGCACAATTTGCACCAAAAGCAAAACGAGTTATATACTTGTTTCAAAATGGAGCACCGTCTCAACTTGAAACCTTTGATCACAAACCTCTATTGAATACAATGCATGGTCAAGATCTACCTGCCTCAATACGAAATGGGCAAAGGTTAACTGGCATGACTGCAAACCAAGATAAGTTCCCATTGGTAGGCTCTGCATTTGGTTTCAATCAGTACGGACAATCAGGTGCTTCTATATCAAGTTTATTTCCACATATAGGATCAATAGCAGACGATATCTGTATCATCAGAAGTATGAATACAGAAGCAATTAACCACGATCCTGCACTAACATTTTTCCAAACAGGTGCACAACAAGGCAATAGACCTAGTATGGGTGCATGGATGAGTTATGGACTTGGAAGTGAAAATTCTAATCTTCCTGCTTATACGGTTTTGCTTTCCCGTGGACGCGGCAATGGTCAGGGTGTATATTCAAAACTTTGGAGCAATGGTTTTTTAGATAGTATGCACCAAGGAGTTGTGTTTAGCAGCGGCGAAGATCCAGTATTATATCTTAAAAATCCAGAAGGACACAATAAGCAAAATAGAAGAGATATGCTAGATCAACTAGCAAAGTTTAACACCGAAGCATTTCAAAATTTTGGAGATCCTGAGATAAATACCAGAATTCAACAATACGAAATGTCTTATCGTATGCAAACAGCAGTTCCTGAATTAACAGACTTAAATAAAGAACCTGACCATGTCATTAAAATGTATGGAGCAGATTGTTTAATTCCTGGAACATATGCTGCGAATTGTTTGCTAGCAAGAAAGTTAACTGAATCAGGCGTTCGTTTTGTTCAACTCTATCACCAAGGATGGGATACCCATGGCAATCTTGTTAACGATATGAAAATGCAGGCAGAAGACGTAGACCGCGCTTCAGCAGCACTTATAAAAGACTTGAAGCAACGTGGACTCCTTGACGAAACACTCGTAATCTGGGGTGGTGAATTTGGAAGAACAAACTTTTGTCAAGGAAGAATTGATCCTATAAATTATGGCAGAGATCATCATCCAAAGTGTTTCAGCATCTGGATGGCAGGTGGAGGAATTAAGCCCGGTATTGTTTATGGAGAAACAGATGAATTTGGATACAATATTATAAAAGATCCTGTAGATGTTCATGACTTCCACGCAACAATATTACACTTGATGGGAATAGATCACGAAACGCTTACATATAAACACTTAGGAAGAAGATATAGACTTACCGATGTAGCTGGTAAAGTAGTTAACGGAATCATAGTTTAAAAAATAGTGAATCACTATAAATAAAGATAACCTCTAAATAAGAGGTTTTTTTTATATTTGATATATGAGTTACGAACAAAGACGAGACCAGCTTCTAAAAATAATGAAGAAGCAAACAGACCATTGGCTTCAAGAAGATAAATACGAAGAGTGGCAAAAGAAAAATAAACCTAAAAACTCCTATACCTTTAATCCTAAAAGAACAATTAGAACAATCGATATTTATAATAAAGAATGTTTAAATTATTATACTCAATTGCAATAGTTCTTTTTTTTAGTGTGTCATTAAAGGCACAAGATACAGTAAGGTTAAATCATAAAGAGTATACTACAGTATTTTCTAAATCTTTAAAGTATCCAGTACTTGTGGAGTGGTGGTTAACCAAGCAAAAAGTATCGTGTACAAATCCAATACCAAGAAAAGACCAGTTTGTACCTGATCCACTTCTAGAGGCTGAAACAAACATAGCTAAAGATTATATTGGATCTGGCTTTGATCGCGGCCACATGGCCCCAGCAGCCGATAATCAATGTTCTGGGCCTGATGCTATGAAAGAGTCTTTCTACTTTTCAAATATGACTCCACAATACGGATCATTGAATAGAGGAGACTGGAAGATACTAGAGATGAAAACTAGAGAGTGGGCAAAAGCTCAAGACTCTATAAAAATATGGACAGGATCAGTAGGAGAGGCCAAGAAGGTAGGAAGACTATCTATTCCTGAAAAGTGTTGGAAAGTTTTATACATAAAGAGTTCTAATAGTTGGCTAGCTTATATCTTTCAAAATGATCAATCTAAACCTAACGGTATAGAAGATAACAAAGTAACAATAGAAGAAGTAGAAAAGTTAACGAATTTAAAATTTAAAATAAAGTAATATGCAAGTTTTGTATTTCTCAGCTCCATGGTGTGGACCGTGTAAAGTTTTTAAGCCTATTGTTCAAGAAGTTTCAAGAGATTTAGGTATTTCTATAAACGATATTAACGTTGATTATGATACTACTTTTTCTCAAAAGTATGAAATTAGCGCAGTTCCAACTATTGTAGTTGTAGATCATGCAGGAAATACCCTGTTCAGAAGTTCTGGAGTTATGTCTAAAGATCAACTTAAATCAACTTTGGCTAAATTTAAATAGATACTTTATAAATTAATAATTGGTTTTGATATTTATTTATATAACCAATTATAGAGTGAATAAGTATATATATATTCTTTTAGAACAATTATTTCTAAAGTTAATTATATCTTTTGTCCTTCTAGGACTATTTTTACAAATTAGCTTAATAGTTTTAGATTTTTCTGGGTTTAAAAATATAGCTACGTCAATTAATACTTGGTATATACATAAATTTGACGGAACTTTTAGTAAATCTAGCGCATTCTCTGCGCAATATAAAACGATCTACATTAATACTGTTGTAAATAGTGTGAAAATAGGTCCGATGACAGGTAACAAAAATCTAGCTTTTGGAGTTAAAAATATTATAGAAGAAGTTGCTCAAGATAAAGGTTATAATTTAACAAACAAAGAAGACGCCGAGTTTTTGATCAGTGCAAATATAGTTTATATGGATCAAAAACAAACTAATACCAATGTGTCTATATTCCACAAAGATGAAAACGCTGTCATCATTAGAATGGAAGGAGTACTATTAGACAATAAAGGTAAGATCATCAAAAGACAAACTGTCACAGATGAGTCTTCAGAAATCTCCACCTCAACATTATTGATTTCTGAATCTGGTCAATTTAATTCAACGGTCATGAGAAATGCAGTTAAGAAAACCTGTGTTGCGTTGATTACTAAATTACTAGATTAAAAATATGAAAAAAATAATTTTGCTTTTAGCTACTTTTATAGTTGCTTTTTCATCCTATAGCCAGAATACACCACCAGAACTTAAAATCTGGCCTAACTTAATAACTACAGATATTAATGGCGGAGCCATTGAAAAAGATGATACAGTTGAAGTCGCTCTTGTATTAAAGAATAATAACTCTAATATAAGAAACTTTTATCTTGACTTCCAACATCAAATATCGGCTATCAGTATGATAGGAATTGTGTTTCCACAATCAGGAACAGAAGCTATTCCTATTGGAACTCAAACTTCGTTTTCTAATAATTACTATCCAGGATATAATTGGTTTAATAATGCAAACAATAATACCGAGAATGGTTTGCAAAATTCACAAAATGCGCAGTATCAATATGCACAAGGACAAACTAAAGCTATTAATCGTATTAACATTAATACTGCCACTCCTAATGGTAATATGACACAACTGAACAATGGTGTTCTTTGTTATCTTCGTTTTAAAGTAGTTAATATCCAAGCAGGTTTTGCTTATGATTCTATTTATTATAACTTTGCATACGGATGGAGTAACTCAGGTCAAGAAATGACAATTACAATGCCCAAACCTAATTCTGCTTGGATTAATCTAGATCCCAATTTAAATGCACTAATTCGCGGAACTTTTCAAGTCAACGGAAATTTATTTGGTAATTTAAAGCCTACACTAGCTTTTACAGATTCTACTAATAATATACTAAGAGCAAGTAGATCAGTTGGTACTAATGGATCTTATAATTTATCTAGTGAGATTTTGCCTAATACAACTTATTATGCATCCGCATGGATCCCTTCAGATAGTTTAGGGAGCATACTATCTAGAGCTGTAACAGTATCAGATTACACAGCAGCACAAAATGAATTTATTAAACAAAACCTTGATGGAACATTTAATAAAATTTCAATGACATCAGGAATGAGTTTTTTTGCAGCAGATGTTAATAGAAATCAAAAGTTTGACGGAGGAGATTTAGCCTTACTTTTTGCTCAAGCAGTAGGAGCGGACACTATATTTAATAGCCAAGCTAATTCTAATATTACTAATTTGCCTATATTCACAAAAAACTATTTTGACAATGTTGGTGTAGATGAAGCTTTGCAACTAACACTTACAGATATGAACTCTTTTAAAGTTAAGTTCAAAACTAAAAGTGTGGCTGATACAGTTGATTTAAAATATATAGTACCAGGAGATATAAATAGGTCTCACTCTTCTCAAGTTGTATTAAATGGACAAACTATAACAACCGCAAAAAATAGTTTGTTATTATCTGGGCTTTCAAATGCTGCATATGGTTTTAATGATATTAAAAATGTTTCTTATATAGATGTTAATTTAAAAAATATAGTTATCACATCAAACAATATAGAAATTCCTATAAATTTAGACACTAAAGGAAATAATGTATCTGCAATACAATTTGAATTTGTCTATGATAATACTAAAGTAAAATTTGAGGATATTAAATCTGAAGTACCTAATTCATGGTATGTATTTGCTAATTCTAAAGAAGGTAAAATAAAATTTGGAGCTATAGACAAAGATCTTAAAAATTCTATAATAGGCGCATCACTACCATTTAAACTAAAATTCTCGGCACTCGAAAACGGGTTAGATCTGAATACTAAAATACAAATAACCTCGAACCTGGATGCTTCAGACAATAATGGCAATCAGTTAGGAATCAATTTAAATACTCAGTCCATAAAATTAACCGGATACAATAACTTTAATTAATATGAAAAAGCTACTATACATCTTGATATTTATATTTGTTGGATGCACAAAAATACAAATTGAGCCTCTAAAAATAGAATTAGGTGCTATTCCCAAAGCATCTGTTATTAACAAAGTTTCTCCAATTGTTTCAAATGGCTCAAATATAGTAGTTGACATGACGTTAACTACAAACGCCAAGTATTCACTCCAGGTAACAAATTTACTTGGAAAAGAATTAAAAATATTAGGTTTTACTGCAGAAAGTTCTAATGTAACAAAAAAGTTAGATTTTTCTGATCTTAAAAATGGCGACTATAATTTAATACTTATAGACATTCAAGGCACTGAATATAAAACAAATATAATAATCAAAAAGTAATAATTTATGAATATACAAAAATTAAAAGGGCATATCCCAGATCAAGTACTAGCCCAAATACCAGACACAATAGCTAAATTTGAATTAAATACTCCAATTAGACTCGCTCACTTTTTAGCACAGTGCGGACATGAATCAGGAGGATTTAAATTCTTGAAAGAAAATTTAAATTATTCTAGTAAAGGTTTGATGGGAATATTTAAGAAGTATTTTCCTACAGAAGCAGTGGCTAATCAATATCAAAGACAGCCTGATAAAATAGCAAATAAAGTATACGCTAGTAGAATGGGTAACGGTTCTGAAACTTCTGGTGATGGATCTAAATTTAAAGGAAGAGGATTTATACAACTTACAGGAAAAGATAACTATACTGCGTTCTCAAAATCTATTGGAGAAGATTGTGTAGCAAATCCTGATTTAGTAGCTACAAAATATCCTTTAGCTTCTGCAGCGTGGTTCTTTTATAAAAATAGCTTACATAAAATAGCAGATGAAGGAGCCAGTGATTTAGTAGTTACTAAAGTAACAAAAAGAGTAAATGGAGGTACAATTGGACTTCCAGATAGAATTAAACATTTTAAAGAATACTATAACCTTTTAAACAGTTAACTATGTCAGAAGAAACAAATCAGCAAGAAGGAACTTGGACTGGGCTAAAAAAAACTATTGTAGGTACGTTAGCTACAGTTGTAACAGCCGGTGGGGCTTGGTTAGGATCAACATTGTTTGGTGGCGGAAACGATACCGCTCAACCAGTACAAGCTCAACCTAGTATTATTATTAACAATACTCAACAACAGCAGCAAGCAGCTGGAGGGAAAACTATTATTATTAAAGAAAAAGAAACAGTAAAAGAAGCTACAGCTAAACCTAAGAAAAAAGAAGGAGACGAATTTAAAGAAAAAGAACCGCTGTGGTAATATAATATTAAAAATATGTCAGAAGAAGTAAAAAAAGCACAGGAAGATAACGGTCTAAAAATTGGATTTGAAACTGGTGGTGGCCAAATCACTGCAGACCCACAAGATGGTGCGAGTGTTGAAGATTCATCTTCAGTAAGTACTACTGTTGATGGTGTAGAATTAACCGTTGAGGTTACTGGTGAGGCTCACGCAAGTGTGGGTGTTGAGATAACGGATACATCTGTTGCAGCAACCGCAGAAGTGGGTGTAAGTGCCGAAGCAAGAGGGTGCGTTGAAATTGATGAAGATGGAGATGGTGTAATGGATGGATTAGATTTCGATGGCGATGGTAAAATTGATGAGTACTTCGCGCATAGACAATGTGAACACGTTTGGGGAGATTTTGATAATGATGGTGATTTGGAATGTTTAAAATGCGGAAAAATAAAAGAGTAAGAATAAAGTTATCGATATTAAATAAATTAAAATTATTGAAATGAAAAAATTTTTTCACGATCTTTTCAATGATAGTAATTCTATCAATGAAAAAGCAGTTATAGGATTCGCAGCTTTCTTAATGATGTGTATGTTTGCTATTACAGACATCATAACAGGAGCTATGAATAAACCGCTACTTATAAATGAGTTTATTTTTGATTCATTTAAAATATTAACAATCGCTTGCTTTGGTATAGCTTCTGTTGATAAATTTATAAATAAAAAAAGTGGAGAGTAAAAAGTTAATTAATAAAAATTTTAAAATTAGTTAATAATTTAATAACACAATAAATAGCCCACCTAAAAAGCGGCTTAATAATTATAAAGGTACTAACAATCCTTAATAATGATTAAGTCGTTTTTTATTTTTGTTTCGCTGTTTCCTATTTTAGCATACTCTCAAGATACAGTTTTCAATAAAAATTTAAGAGAGATAACAGTAAAGTCAGTAGCCAAGAAAGAAAGTAATTTAGCGGTAATTAACTCCATCAAAAATAGTTCTGTAGTATCAGACGGAATATCTATAGAGTATATAAAAAAGACTCCTGATAGAACTGTAGGTGATGCTTTAAAAAGAATTAACGGAGTTACTATTCAAAACGATAAATTCGTTTTAGTTAGAGGGCTAGCGGATAGATACAATTCAGCCTTACTAAATAAAACCCTGCTTCCATCAACAGAACCAGATAGAAGAGCTTTCTCTTTTGATATAGTTCCTTCTAACTTAATAGACAATATAGTTGTAGCAAAGTCTGCTGCAGCAAATCTACCCGGAGATTTTTCTGGCGGATTAATTCAAATAACAACTAAAGATGTATCTAATAGTTTTTTAAATATTTCTCTAGGAACCGGTTGGGGTTTAGTTTCAACTTCGAAAGGCTTCAAGTTAGTACAAGGAGCTAAATTCCCTTCCGCGTTTCCTTCTACGTATAACTTTAGAGTCGGTAGTTTAGGAGATAGAAGAGCATACACAAAGATGCTTCAATCTTATGAACCAAAAAGTTTTACATCTAGCCCTAATTATAATGGATCACTTTCATTTGGAATTAATAAAAATAAATGGAATGCTTTATTGAGTTCTACAGGAAGGAGATCTCACACTTTAAATTACATCGATAGATTAGACTATCAATCTTCTACAGAGCTTGCGTACAAATACAGAGACACTTCTTACACACAAATAGAATCTGTTAATTCTCTTTTGAATATTACTTACATAGGAAAGTATAGATATAGTCTAAAAACTTTATTCAATCATCAAACAGAACAATCCTATCTTACCAGGTTCGGTGAGAACTACGACAACGTTCAAGACGTTAGAAGTACATCGAGTAATAAAATAGTAAAGACTGTTCTTAATTCTCAATTCGATACTAAGATCAAGACTGTTGATTTTAATATAGGTTATAACTTAATGTTGAGAGATCAACCTGATTATAGAGTAAATCCTATTACTAAATCATTAGGAACAAATCAAAACTATTCCATAGCTTGGAGAGATACTTACAGATTTTGGAGTGTAATGAATGAAAATAGTTTCAATGCAAGCGTTAACAAACAATTTAACAATATTAAGATAGGTTCTAATTATTTAAAAAAGATTAGACAGTTTCAAGCAAGAGTATTTAGATACGAAGCTTCTGACTTGATGAACGAAATAACAAACAACACAGACAGATATAAAGCTGATTTCGATTTGATGACTGGTTATATCATGTACGATAGAGAGTTTGGAGACTGGAAGTTAAACACGGGCCTAAGAACAGAGTATAATGTATTCACAGTTAACACAGCAGATTTTAGTGGGCAAAAAGTAAATGTAGACAGAAAGTATTTAGACTTTTTACCTTCATTAAATATATCAAAAACAGTAGACAGAATTAAGAAGAGGTTTTCTATAAGCAAAACCTTAGCAAGACCAGAATTTAGAGAAGTAGCTAACTTTGCTTACTATGACTTTATTAGAAATGCACAACTACTAGGTAACTCGAAATTAGAAAAGTCTGATGTTTACAATATAGATCTAAAATGGGAATACTATCCTAAAGCCGGTGAAACAATATCTATTGGAGTATTTGGTAAGCAATTCATAAAACCTATCGAACAAATCGTAGCAGATGGATCTGTTCCTTCAAACTTACTGTTAACTTATATGAACCCAGATCAAGCACATTTGTATGGTGTAGAAATAGAAGTAAGAAAGAAAATGACTTGCTGGATGGACTTCTACGCTAATACATCGATCATGACATCACAAGTAAATGTAAATGGATCTAAAAGACAACTACAAGGTCAGTCTAATTATATTATCAATGGAGGATTAAATTTACACAAAAACTCTAACACATTAAATGTAACATACAATAGAGTCGGAGATAGAATATCTGCAGTAGGTTTTCAAGGTTATTCAGATATATTTGAAAATTCTAGAGACGTAGTAGATATTGTGTATCTTAGAAAGATAAAGAAAGCTGAAATAAAATTAGCCATATCAGATGTATTAGCTCAGCCTTCTAGATATTATCAAAAGAATAGAGGCGACTTAATAAAAATAAACAATGAACAAACAGTCTCATTAACACTAAACGTAAACTTATGAAAAAGCTTTTCTTATTACTAATTGCTACCAGTATCTTCAGTTGCACTAAAGAACTAGGCGGCGACGCGCAACCTATCAACGTACCTTCTGTAACTACATTGAGTGGTAACATTAATACTACAACTACTTTAACATCAGACAAAGTATGGACACTCAAAGGATACGTGTATGTAACTGATGGTGCTAGATTAATCATTCAGCCTGGCACTACTATAATAAGTGATATTGCTGAGAAAGGTGCACTATGTATTGAAAGAGGCGCACAAATAATTGCAGAAGGAACCGTATCAAAACCTATCGTGTTTACATCAGGAAAACCTGAAGGAGAAAAAACTCCTGGAGATTGGGGAGGTATTGTAATACTAGGCCGCGCTAAAACAAATAGATCGGCTGAACCAACTATTGAAGGTGGTATTGGTAGACCTTATGGTGGTATGAATGATAATGATAATAGTGGTATATTAAAGTATATTCGTATAGAATATGCAGGCATAGCTGCACTACCAAACTCAGAAATCAATGGATTAACTTTAGGTGCAGTAGGATCAGGTACTACAATCGAAAATGTCCAAACTATCTACGCTAACGACGATGCCTTTGAATTTTTTGGAGGCACAGTATCACCTAAGAACTTATATGCGTATGCTACAGCAGACGATGACTTCGACTTTGACTTTGGATATACTGGAACTGTAACAAACGGAGTATCAAAACGCGATCCTCAATTTGTAGATAATGGAGATGCTGGTAATGGTGTAGAATGCGATAATGATGGAACAGGATCAAGCGCGCAGCCATTTACTCACCCAAAGCTAATTGGGATGATTCTGGTAGGCCCTTTTGATGCTAACTCAATAACCAATCATAACTTAGGATTGAGGTGGAGGAGAGCCACCCAATTCACAATAACTAACTCCAAGATACTAGGTTACATGAAAGGCGGCTTTAGTATAGAGTCAAATGAAACTGCTCAAGCTTATAAAGATGGAGTCAGCAAGTTTGAAAATAACGAAGTACAAGCATTTGATCCATTACAAAATTTTAGATCTACATCTGCTGTAATAATTGCATCAGAAATGAAAACAAAAGCATTGAGTCAAGGAAATAAAGAAGTGTCTTATACTAAAAACGAAATGGAAACACTGTCAAAACCTGGTTGGACAGTTGGATGGACTAGATTCCCAAATAAGGGACATTAATAAATATTAGGGAGCTAAATACTCCCTTTTTTTATATTTATACGTAGATAAAACTACGTAATATGAAATACTTTATAGTGATTTTATGTCTATTAAACATATTTCTACTAAATAAAACAGCACGCTGTCAAGTAATAGGATCTACAAAAACAGAAGAGTTTAAAGCAGATTTTGAAAAAAAGAAAGATATATCTGCCTACCTTGATTACGAAGGACCTCAGATTCCAATTCAAATATTAAAATGCGGTATTTCTGACGAAATATACGAAATGTATCCTGAACTTAAAGAAAAGAGAGTTGGTTTAGGAGTTGCTAATATTTCTATGGAATATTTAGAAAACTTAAATAGGTTTAAATTTACAGAAGATAAAACTGAGATTAAAAATAGAATGGTAAAACAATTCCAGGCTTCTCAAGCTGGTATTAGTGAGAATAAATTAGATGGCAGAGGTAAAATTAACTTAGCTGAATACTTCGTAACTATTGAAGTTTATGACTATTCTATATCAGAAGACGAAACTATTAATTTAAAAGATGGGATTAAAGATAATATGGTAACTAGACTTGGTTTACAAGTACGTTTTACTAATGCAGAAACAGGGATAGTCTTTGGTGCATCAGGATTAGGCGAAGCAAAAACTACTAGAGAGTTAACATTACTTTCAGATGATTCTATAGATCCTATTAAGTTTAATCAATCTACCATTTCTATTGCTACTAAAAAAGCTTTAGACATAGCATGCGCAAATATATTAGATAGAATGATTAAAAAAGCAATATTCAAAAACTAGTTAAGTGAAAACATGGATTACAAGTTTAACAATATTAGTTTTAATATTATTAGCCGGTAATGCTAAAAGCCAAACTATTACAAACGTCTATGTTGATCCTTGTGATAATAAGATTTATACAGTATCTTTTCCACTAACAAATATTGGAGTTCTAATTGTAATTAGAAGTGAGAGCAAAATATTTACAGTAAACGATTTTAGATCTGGTTCAGTAGACTTATGGATAAAGTCTATATTTTCTAAGCCATGTCCTGTTAATCAACAAACTGCTCAAGTAGTTACACAATCTGCAGTTCAAGCTGCATCATCGGCTGCATCATCGGCTGCAAGTTCAGCCGCCTCAAGCGCCGCTTCTAGTTCAGCATCATCTAGCGCATCAGCCTCTGTTTCTAGTCCTTCTGCTTCTCCATCTACAAGTTCATCTTCTAGCGGATCTTCTAGTTCAACATCTTCTGAATCTAAAAGTACATCTTCTGAATCTAAAACTGAAAGTAAGAGTGAAAGTAAGAGTGAATCTAAAAGTGAAGAAAAAAAAGAAGAGCAAAAACAAGAAGAAAAGAAAGAAGAAAAGAAAGATAGCAAAAAAGAAAAACTTCAATCAATAAATCCTGTTATAGTATCTGCTGATTTATCTTTTGCAGAACAACCTCCACAAAAAAATATAGTACCTACTATGAATGTAGGAATTTCTCAATCATCATTTACTGGAATGTCTAGTTGGGGTATATCATCAACTATATTTATGGACCTTAGTAAAATTGCAATTGGAGCTAGATATAGTAAAAATGAAACAAATAGCGTAGGTCAATTAGAAGCAGTACACACATTTAGTAATACATACTTTACAGATTTTAAAAATCATATGATGTTTGCTGCATATACCTATGTGCAACCTATCGATAAATTAATCACTGGATATAATATTAGTTTTAACAGCACACTATTAAATACAGGTCAATATAGCTTAGCCCCGTCAATTATATGTTTTGCTATGCGTCCAATACAGTTTAAAAGAAAAATCATAATCCCGGATATATTTATGATCAGTTCTCCATATAGCTATTCTTTTACTAACAAAACAGAACTTAGAGATAGGAGCCTCATGTTTTTAACTGGATTTGCTACTGATTTTAAATTAACTAGAAAATTTAAAGTAAACGTAAACTTTAAAGTATTAATCAGCACAAATAAAGAATTGCCAATTCTTAATTCATTTATGATAGGAAGCAAGTTAAATTTATAAGTACTATAAAGATAAATAATAATGGTTTTAAAAATCTGTCTTATATTTACCTTATAACAAAACAAAATAGAACATGAAAAAAGTAATGATCGTTATCGCAGCCGCACTTATGTTTGCTGCTTGTGGAGCCCCTGCTGAACAAATTGCTACTGACTCTACAACTGTAGATTCTACTGTAGCTGTGGATACTACGGCTCAAGCTGTAGATACGGCTTCTGCTAAGTAATTTACATGGGATGTCGAGGGCACCGCTCGGAAAGGATACCGTTGAAACTCCTTTTTACAAATAAATCAAATACTTATTATATGCAAGTTATGTGTATCAAAGGACATGAAGGTCTATTGACAGAAGGAGCTACGTATACAGTTACAGCTTTAACTCCTAACGGTAATTATCTACTAGAAGAAATAGAAGTACCAGAAGGATATACATCTTTCTCGCATGATAGATTTGCAGTACTTTCAGAAGCAGAAGACGGATGGACTCTAGAGCTTGAAGAAGCTTATTGGGCGCAACAACCAACTCCTGAATATAGTGTGTAGTTCTTTAACTTATGGGCCTGACTGGAATTGATCCGGTTGTTGAGGTAATACTACATGCAGGCATTTGAGTATACTGCCTTAGAAGATACTAAACAATAAACGCTGAAGAATTATCTTCATTCACCTTCGAAGACCTTATGGACTTCGTAGGCGCCGACCTAGCTGTAGCAGCTTAGTCCGCATCGGGTGAGTAACCTAGGAACAGAACTACTCCGAGTATTCACGATCAACTCGTTAAATAAGGACTGTGGGAATGAGTGGCTCCCTAGCTACGTTGAGGCGTACCTCAAGCATTCTACGACACGGTATACAGGGGGCGAAGCCGTGCTATCAAGGTTTTATTAGTTGTACCTATTAAACAACTGATGTACGGTGCAGCGCAAGCAGTACTAAGCATGTGATACGTTAGTATTATTGTCTCTATCGGAGACGAGAGTTCGAATCTCTCCAGGTCCACAAAAAATTATCTGAATTTACAGATAATTATAGATAATAGTATTTAGCACAGATCCCTACGTTTTCTGCCCCAGGCTAAGTCTTTTAACAGGGCGGTTCTTAATTGAACTGCCCATTTTTTTACACTGTTTCTTGGTGTAACGGTAGCACAAGTGGTTTTGGTCCACTTAGTTTAGGTTCGAATCCTAAAGGAACATCTCTTACAAATTAATTAATATACTCAAAAGATCTATTTAATAAATTAGAAGATTTAGTATTATATTTAGATAATAGATTATCAGATGGTGAAACACTCTAGAGTATGGCAGACACACCCGCCCGTCTCGCGGGCGCAGAGTTTGAAATAGGTAAATGGATATGGGTTGACCACAAGCCGGCTATTTTGTCTCTTACCGAATCACTGCGTGAAGGTTCGAATCCTTCTCTGATAGCTTTATACCTTAGTGGCGGAACGGTATACGCGTTTGACTTAAAATCAAATGGGCTGAAAGCCCGTATGGGTTCGAATCCCATCTTAGGTACTAAAATAAACAGTTATGAATACAGACAACAATCCCATAGAAAAATGCGTAATATGTGGTAAAGATACCCCATATAGATTTAATGATCACATTGATTTGAGAATAGGATACGTAGAAGGCTCAGGCCAAGGATGTTATCAATCTCATATGTGTAGTCAAGAAAAAAGTAGAAGACTAATCACAATCAGCGAGGAATTGGTATATAATACACCTAATGATCAAGAGCTAGGATCTAAAGTCAGAGAATTATATTGGAACACTAAAAATAAATAAAATGCAACAACAAAAACCTGTACAAGTTAAAATACCTCTAGATAAAACTACTGGTGTTACATGTGAAGAATGCGGTAGTAGCGCATTTCAAGAAGCTTTAATGTTACGTAAAGTAAGTAGATTTTTAACTGGTGATGCACAAGACGGCGTAATGCCTATTGCTACATTTGCTTGTGTAAAATGTGGGCATGTTAACAAAGAGTTTTATCCTAAAGAATTAACTAAGAATGAGCAAGAATAAAGAAATCTGGGGAACAATTACCGAATATAAACCTGAGAACAGTAGAACAATTCTTAAAACTGATTCAATAGTAGATTCAGTTCTAGACAAGTTTATTAGTCGCTCAAGGGTAGGAAAGAAAAAGTATAATACAGATCTAGATAGAGAAGATCTATCTTTATCAGATTGGCTTACGCACCTCCAAGAAGAGTTGATGGATGCAGTTAATTATATAGAGAAATTGAAAAGAATCATAGACGGTAAAAAGAACTAATGCCAAGACCAAAAATAGACATCAATTATGCTTATCAAAAAGCAGTAAGCTATTCTCAGTATTCTATATATAAACAATGCCAACATCAATGGTACTTAACTTATATAAAGAAAGAGAGTAGTTTTAAACCGTCTATATATTTAATTTACGGTACTAGTATGCACGAAGTTATACAATCGTATTTGCAAATAATGTATGATAAATCAGGAAAAGCTGCTGATGATTTAGATCTTAATAAGATGCTAGAAGAAAGACTAGTGGCTAATTATAAAGAGTCTATAGCTGAGAATAAAAATGAACACTTCAGCACTAAAGAAGAACTTAAAGAATTCTTAGCAGACGGACAAGCTACTCTAGATTGGTTTAAAAAGAATAGAGCTAAATACTTCTCAAGAAAAACATCTGAGTTAGTAGGGATAGAAATACCAATTCTGCTTCCTATTTTAGATGACATGCCAAACATTCTAATGAATGGATCTATTGACTTTATCATTTATGAGAAAGCTGTAGACAGGTATACCATCTATGATATTAAAACGAGTACTAAAGGCTGGTCCGATTATGAAAAGAAGGATCAAACTAAACTGAATCAGATATTACTATATAAAAGATTCTATTCTAAAGGAATGAATATTCCTGAAGACAAAATAGATGTCAAATTCTTTATAGTAAAAAGAAAAGTATTTAATAGCCCAGACTTTCCTACATATAGAGTTCAAGAGTTTATACCGGCTAATGGTAAAAAGAAAGTAGAAGATGCAGTCAAAGATATGTCTAGTTTTATAAGAGAGTGTTTTACAGATAAAGCAAAATATAGAATAGACAGAGTATACCCTAAAAATTTAAATAGTTGCAAATTCTGTCCTTATACCAATAAGCCAGAACTATGTGATAAAAATAAATAAAATATTTTTTATTTACATATTTATTTTGTATTTCTATATATTTATTATAAAATATATGATTAATAAAACAAAAAGAGTAATAACCTCGGTAAAAATACCGCAGACACTATACGAAGATTTTAAAATGACTTCTATAAGAAGTAAAATGAATTTACAGGATATAGTTGAAAGAGCTATGTTTATGTATTTGACAGATTCAAAATTTAGACAGACTATTCACGAACAATACAACACGCATTATACTGGATCTAGTATTATTGAAGCAATAAAATAAGTTACAAATATGGTAAATGGTTATATCAAAAAAGAGGAAAGAAAAAAAATTCTACTCCTATGTGATGACATTAGAATGACATCTGGAATTTCTACAATGGCTAGAGAAATAGTTTTAGGTACTGCGCATAGATTTAATTGGGTCAATGTAGGTGGCGCAATAAATCACCCAGAACAAGGAAAGAGATTAGATATTTCTCAAGATACAAATGCTATAGCAGGTATTTCTGACGCGTCTATATTTTTATACCCTACAAATGGATATGGATCTCCAGAGTTAGTTAGGCAACTATTAGAAATGGAGAAGCCTGATGCTATAATGATATTCACAGATCCTCGTTATTGGGTTTGGTTATTTCAAATGGAAAATGAAATTAGAAAAAAAGTTCCTATTGTCTATTTGAATATTTGGGATGATCTACCGGCTCCCTTATATAATAAATCCTACTATGAATCTTGCGATGCATTAATGTCCATATCTAAGCAGACATTCAATATCAATAGAATGGTACTTGGAGATACTGCAAAAAATAAGATATTAAAGTATGTACCGCATGGTATTAATGAAAAAGCTTTCTTTCCTATCAATGAATTTATGGTAGAAGAGAATAGGCTTACTCAAGAAAAGAAAAAACAATTATTTGGAAACTTTGATCCTGAGTTTATTGTATTTTATAATGCAAGAAACATTAGACGTAAATGTACCTCTGACTTGGTGGCAGCGTATGCTGTATTCTGTGATAAAATAGGAAAAGAAAAAGCAAGCAAGTGTGCGCTTCTTTTACATACTCAAGTTATGGATGAGAACGGTACAGACTTAAAAGCAGTTTCAGAATTATTATGTGATCCTGAATATCAAAAAGTATACTTCTCCGAAGCAAGACTTAATACAGAAGAGGTTAATAGGTTATATAATATATCAGATGTAACGGCATTAATATCTTCTAATGAAGGATGGGGACTTTCTTTAACTGAAGCAATGATGGCAGGTAAGATGATCATAGCTAATGTTACTGGAGGAATGCAAGATCAAATGAGATTTGTAGATGAGGATGGCAAGTGGATTGATTTTAACGATAACTTCTGTTCTAATCATTACGGAACTTATAAACAACATGGCGAATGGGCGGTACCAGTATTTCCTACTAACTTAAGTATTGTAGGATCCATTCCGACTCCTTATATCTTTGATGATCGTTGCGATTTTAGAGACGTAGCTAAAGCTATAGAAGAAGTTTACAATCTAGGATCAGAAGAAAGACATGTAAGAGGGATGAAAGCTAGAGAATGGGTAACTTCAGATGAATCCATGATGAGTGCTAGAATAATGTGTAAAAATGTAATTGACACATTTGAAGAGACTTTTGCTACATGGAAACCTAGAAATAACTTTGAATTAATTAAAACAGAAAAACTACCTAGAAAAAAGATTCTACATAAATTAATCTACTAATATGAAACAGTTGTGCGTAATATCGTGTCCTATTGACACATACTCAGGTTATGGTGCTAGAGCTAGAGATTTTTTTAAAGCTCTACATGAATTGAAAAAAGAAGAATATGAATTTATTGTCATAAGCCAACGTTGGGGATCAACTCCTTGGGGATATATTAAAGATAATAAAGCTGATTGGGGATGGGTGATCCCAATGATATTTGCGGGCGCACAACTTCCTAAACAACCGGATATTTGGATTCAAATAACAGTACCTAATGAATTTCAACCACTAGGAAAACATAATATTGGAATAACTGCAGGTATTGAAACTACTATATGCGATGCTACTTGGATAGAAGGAGTAAATAGAATGAATCTTACTTTAGTATCATCAAAACATGCAAAGTCAGTATTCGAATCATCTAAATTTGAAAAGAAAGATACCGCAACAGGACAAACTCAGTTAGTTAAACTAGAAAAACCTGTTGAAGTATTATTTGAAGGATTAGATTTAGATCGGTATTTTCATATAGAAGATGAAGACATAGAAGCCACTGAATTGGTATCTGCTCTTGATGAAATAAAAGAAGAGTTCTGTTATTTGTTTGTAGGACATTGGTTACAAGGAGATATGGGAGAGGATAGAAAAAATGTCCCTCTTATGATCAAAACATTCTTAGAAACATTTAAAGATAAAAAGAATAAACCAGCTCTTATTATAAAGACTTCTGGTGCAGGCTCAAGTATTATGGATCGAGATGAAATCTTAAGAAAATTAGACATTATAAAATCAACAGTATCAGGAAATCTTCCTAATATATACTTATTACACGGTGAATTAGATGATAAAGATATTAATGATCTTTACAATCATGGAAAAGTTAAAGCTATGTTTAATCTAACTAAAGGTGAAGGCTTTGGTAGACCGCTACTTGAATTTACTATGGCTAAAAAACCGATCATAGTATCAGGTTGGTCAGGACATACTGATTTTTTAAATCAAGAATATACATGTTTAGTACAAGGACAACTAACAAATGTACATCCATCAGCTCAAGTACCAAATATGATCTTAGCAGAGTCTAAATGGTTTAGCGCTGATATTAATCAAGCTGTACATTATTTAAAAGATGTCTACGAAAAATATGAAAAGTATCAAGAGTTAGCTAAAAGACAATCTCATTTATCAAAAACAAACTTTAGTTTTACAGAAATGAAAAAGTTATTAGGAACTTATTTAGATGTTATTCCTAAACAAGAGCCTTTAAAACTTCCGCAACTTAAGAAGATAGAACTTCCAAAACTTAATAAGATAGAACTTCCAAAACTTAATAAGTAATGAATAGTATAGAATTTGTATTATGGCTAAAAGGTTTTACAGAAGCTTGTGAAGGCTTAACTGCAACTCCTAAACAATGGAATAGAATTAAAGATGCACTAAGTGGCGTAGAAGATTCATATGACGAAGATAAAGAGGCTTGGGATGATTGGTATCATACACCTAATCCAATAAGCAACATACCACTAAATGGATCTATGAACACATCAGGATCTTTAAATACATCAGGATCTTTAGGAGTCTCGAATACTCATACATCTATGGTCTGGAATGATAAAATGGCAGCTTGGCATTATACTAATTACCCAGACGGTTTTGGATATTATACAAATAGTAGTGCAGAAAGTAAAAATAAAAAACAACAACTCAATGACTGATAATTTAATAACATGCCCTAAATGTGGGGTTCAAGAATCTTGCTACGTAATACCTATAAATGAATTTCACAATTCATATGTTTGTTTTAATTGTGGTTTTCAAACAAGTGACTTAATGCGTCAAGGTGAATTTGACTTCAATGAGTATGAGAAAGAACTTCCAGAGTTATATAAAGACATTAAACACGTAGACGAAGAAGGAAGAGTTTGGTATCCTCATATCATTAATCTAGAAGGCAAAGGCACGGTGTTTGCTAATGGATCTTCTAAAGATGATTGGCAGTGGAGTGCTATCAAATCTGTTTCACTTACAGAAGAGGAAAAAGAAAGCACTAGGTTTAAAGGAAAGACATCCAAGTCAGATTCTAAAACACTTCAAAACTTTGGTAAAGATTATTTTGAAGCATGTGACTATATTGGATTCTTTGATGTGCAACTAAACTAAATGTTATGAAAATTTCATACGCTATTCCTGTATGCTATGAGCATGAGGAATTAAATAGATTATTGACTCTATTAGCAAATAATAAAAGACCTGAGGATGAGATCGTAGTTCAAGCTGATCTAGGAAATACTACCAAGGAAGTCTATGAAGTAATTGATAAATTTAAAAATCAAATCAAGCTTATTGAATATCCTTTGAAAGGAAACTTTGGTCAATTCAAAAACAATCTTAAAAAGAATTGCTTAGGAGATTGGATATTTCAAATTGATGCTGATGAATACTTCAAAGAAGAGTTCATACAAAATCTACACTTGATACTAAATGAGAATCCTACTGTAGAAGTTTTTTTACTAGCAAGAATAAATACCGTAGAAGGAATAACTAAAGAGCATATAAATCAGTGGAAGTGGAATGTAAATGAGAAAGGTTGGGTAAATTTTCCAGACCTACAACCAAGAATTCTCCAGAACTCACCCAAGATCAATTGGGCTAACAAGGTTCATGAGGTTTTAGTCGGGCATACAAAGTATTCATTTTTTCCTTTCGATGAAGAATATTGCATCATTCATCATAAAACTATAAAAAGGCAAGAGTACCAAAATGAATTATACTCTATACTATAAAGATTAATTTTAAATGAAACAAAAAATTTTTTATATTTAATAAAGATCACAAATAATATAGTTATGAAAGAACTATTAGAATTAGTAGAGAAGTTCATTAATGAAAAACATAAAGAAAAAACTTGGAAAGCTGGTGAAGATTGGGTACAGTATGCAGGACCTTACTTTGATTCTAAAGAATATGTAGCAGCAGTTAAAAGCTTACTTAGTGAGTGGCTTGTATTAGGTGCTGATGCAAATAAGTTTGAAACTAAATTCCCAAAGAAGTTTGGTAAAGATTATGGACTGTTGACCAATTCAGGATCTAGCGCTAACTTACTTATGATGTTAGCATTGACTTCTAAGAGAGGTTTAAATCTTCCTAAAGGCACAAAAGTAATTACACCTATCGCAGGTTTTCCAACAACAATCAATCCTATTTTACAAGTAGGATTTACTCCTGTGTTTGTAGACATCGAATTAGAAACATTAAACTTAGATCTAGACCAAGTAGAAAAAGCTTGTATAGACAATCCAGATGTTAAAATAATTACATTTGCTCACGTATTAGGAAATCCTCCTAATATAAATAGATTGATGGAAATAGTTGAGAAGTATAAACTAATCCTATTAGAAGATTGTTGTGATGCTTTAGGATCATACTATGAAGGAAAACCTTTAGGATCATTCGGCGAATTAGCAAGTTGCTCATTCTATCCAGCACATCATATGACTATGGGTGAAGGTGGTTTTGTTGCATGTAAAGATGAGAATACCGAAAGAATTATTCGTAGCTTTAGAGAGTGGGGTAGAGGCTGTTATTGTATAGGCAAACAAAACCTATTAGAGAAAGGATCTTGCGGTTGTCGCTTCAATACATGGCTACCATCGCTGCCAAATGATTTGTTTGATCACAAATATGTTTATGAAGAAATAGGTTATAATTTGAAACCTATTGAGCTCCAAGCATCAATCGCATTAGTTCAAATGGAGAAGCTTGAAGAAATAGGACAAAAGCGTAGAGAGAATTACAAAAATCTATTTGCTGCCTTTAGTAAGTATAAACAATATTTTCATTTACATGAAGCACAACCAGGAGCTGATGTTGATTGGTTTGCTTTTCCAATAACAGTTAGAGATGGAGCACCATTCAAAAGATCAGATATCTGTCAATTCTTTGAAGCAAATAAAGTACAAACTAGACCTTACTTCGCAGGTAATATTATGCTTCAACCCGCTTATGAAGGACTTATGGATCCACAAGAAGTACTTACGAAGTATCCGGTTGCAAGAAAAGTTACAACAGATACATTCTTCTTAGGAACATCTCCGGTTATTGATAAAGATAAAATTGATTATATAGAAATTATTCTAGATAGATTTATTAACAGATTATGAAAATAGCTTTTTTAACTGAGATGGGTTTTGAAGGAAAGATTCCTGTAGATCATTATAATATGAGGACAGAGTTTGCTTGGATGTATGCACTAGATGCAGATCACAGACATCTTTACCATTATGCAGAGATTCAGGAATATGATCATGTTTTCATCATCTTTCCAAAAGGACAAATTAATTACAGTACTATAGGAGTTAAGTTAGGTGACATACCTAATCCTCATTCTCAATTACTTGCTAGTGATTGGCTACTTAAGTTAAAAGCTAATAATAAAAAAGTATATTACGTACAGGAAGGTCCTCATTGGATGTTTACTGAGCTAGAGATATCAGACCAGATCCATTTCTATAATATGCTTACATCAGTTGATATGATATTTGCTCACAATAATAGTGATGTAAAGTATTACGCGGGTTTAGTTCCTAATACTCCTATTAAAACTATTCCTAGCTTAATGATAGAAGATACTATTCTAAATGTAGAATGGAAGCCTGAAGATAAAGCTATCATAGGAGGTAACTTTGCAAGATGGTATGGAGGGTTTGAAAGCTACGTAGTAGCTCAAGAATTTCAAGTACCTATTTGGGGACAAACTTCTCATGCTAAGAAAATCCTGGAAGATCAATTAATACTACCCTTACCTAGAGTAATGTGGACAGAATGGATTCAGCAATTAAGTACCTTTAAATATGCAGTACACTTAATGCCAACAGTAGCAGCAGGTACTTTCGTTTTAAACTGTTCTTACTTAGGTATACCATGCATAGGAAATATAGAAGTTGATACTCAAATGCGGTGTCAAAAAGACTTAGCTGTGGACATAGCCGATGTAGAGTCAGCAAGACAATTAGCTAAAAGACTTGTTGAAGATAAAAGCTTTTATCATAGATGTAGTGAAGATGCAAAACACTATTATAATAAGGAGTATTCATTAGATTCTTGGAAAAGAAAAATGTTTAAAATATTAAATTTTATATAAATGAAAACAGCATTAGTATTAGGAGCTGGTGGATTCATTGGCTCACATTTAGTAAGAAAATTAAAAGAGGAAGGATTTTGGGTTCGCGGTGTAGACTTAAAGTATCCTGAGTTTTCTAAAACAGCAGCTGATGACTTTGTTATTGGCGACTTAAGAGATCCTAGAGTAGTAAATAATATTATGCTATTGGAATCGAATAACGGAGAATATCCTTTAGAGTACTCTATTCAATCACCTCGTCCGTTTATACAGCATATGCAATGGGATGAAGTATATCAATTAGCAGCCGATATGGGTGGTGCAGGATATATTTTTACAGGTGAGAATGATGCTAATGTAATGCATAACTCTGCTACAATTAATTTAAATGTTGTTGAAGCAGCTGTAAGACACAAAGTAAAGCGTGTATTCTATAGCTCATCTGCTTGTATGTATCCTGAACATAATCAGTTAAATCCTGAGAATCCAAACTGCGAAGAGAGTTCAGCTTATCCAGCTAATCCAGATTCAGAGTATGGATGGGAAAAATTATTTAGTGAGAGGTTGTACTTAGCATTTGCTAGAAACTACGGCTTAGAAGTTCGTATAGCTAGATTCCATAATATATTTGGACCAGAAGGTACATATAAAGGAGGCAAAGAAAAAGCACCTGCTGCTATATGCCGTAAAGTTGCAGAAACTTTAGAGGGAGGTGAGATTGAAGTATGGGGTGATGGTTTGCAGACTAGAAGCTTTTTATACGTAGATGAGTGTGTTAAAGGTGTACTAAAGTTAATAAGATCAGACTTCGAAGGACCAGTTAACATTGGAAGTGAAGAGATGGTTACTATTAATGAATTAGCTCAATATGCAATAGATATTAGCGGTAAGAAAATAACTATTAAGAATATTCCAGGGCCTACAGGAGTTAGAGGTAGGAATTCTGATAATAAATTAATTGAAGAGAAATTAGATTGGGTACCAAATTACTCATTGTACGAAGGTTTAATACATACTTATGAGTGGATCAGAAAACAAATATGATTATCTAATAGTTGGAGCTGGTTTCTTTGGAGCTATTTGTGCTCATGAATTAACTAAAAAAGACTACAAAGTCTTAGTAATTGAGAAAAGAGATCACATAGGCGGAAATTGCTATACAAAAAATGTAGAAGGAATTAACGTTCATGTTTATGGTCCACATATATTTCATACCTCTAACGAAAAGGTATGGAAGTGGATTAACCAGTTTGTAAAGTTTAATAATTTTACTTATAGACCAGTTGCTAACTATAACGGAGAGATTTACTCTCTTCCTTTTAATATGTGGACCTTCTCTAAGCTATGGAATGTTACACATCCTAATCAAGCTGAAATGCGTATAAGACAACAAAGTAAACATATAGGAGAGCCTACTAACTTAGAAGAACAAGCTATCAAGTTAGTTGGAGTAGATGTTTACGAAAAATTAATTAAAGGCTATACAGAAAAACAATGGAGAAAGCCTTGCACCCAACTTCCTAAAGAAATAATTAAACGCCTTCCAGTTCGCTTTAACTATGATAATAACTACTTTAACGATAAGTATCAAGGCATTCCGATAGGAGGGTATACTCAAATATTTGAAAAGCTGTTAGAAGGAGTAGACGTGCGATTAGATTATGATTACTTTACTAGTGAGTTTGATTTTGAATACGATACAGTAATCTATACAGGACCTATAGATACTTTTTATAAGTACAAGTTCGGAGATTTAGAATATAAGACTACTAGATTTGAGCATCATATACTTGATGATAGAAATTATCAAGGAACAGCTGTAATGAACTATACCGATAGTGAATCATCTCATACAAGAGTAATAGAACATAAACATTTCGAAAATACAGAATCAGATAAGACTTACCTAACTTGGGAATATCCCACAGAGTATAAACCAGAAGAAACAGAGCCAATGTACCCTGTAAACGATTTAGAAAATAATACTAAATACTTAAAGTATAAGCAGTTGGCAGATAAAGAAAAAAATGTTATTTTTGGAGGTAGACTAGCAGAGTATAAGTACTACGATATGCATCAAGTTATAGACTCCGCTTTAAACTTTGTAGATAAAATAAACAATAAATAATATGTTAGAAAGAAAAAAGACTTTAGCAGTATTTAGCAATGTTACTACGGAAAAGTTTATGGACCGAGTACAAGAGGTAAAAGAGTATACAGAGTTGGGGTTACTTTACGGGAACGATCAAAGTAGATACGATGAGTATGCAAAATGTGCAGTAGCTAGCTTTAAAAAATGGCATCCAGACGTAGAGACTATTTTTATTGATGATAATAACTTAGAGGAGTACTTTAAGCTTTTTGGTGATATCAAGTTCGTTAATAGCGCTGTTGTACAGAAACTAATCTTAGCTCTAGCAGCAGCACAGTATTATAAAGCAGATAAGTTAATTATTATAGATATTGACACCATTACTACTTCAAGACTTACAGAAATGTTGGAAGACGACGAGACTGATATGTTACTCTCGATGAACTATAATAGGTTTGAAACAACTAAATACTGGACTCCTCCTTCTTATGTATTAGAGTATGAAGACGGTACTCAAGTTAAAGAGGTTGTAAATATCAATACAGGAGTTATGTGCTTTAATAATTTAAAAGCTTTAGAGAAGTCTGTTGAGTTATGTTTTACGCATCCTACAGACTTTGGAGAGCAAGGAGCTATAAACCAATTATTTACAATGCAAGATAGCGGATTTACATCTAAAGTATTAGACGGTCCTTATATTTTATCTGATGTTGTTTATAATGTAAAAGCTAAAGGAGTGGACCAATCAGGTATTATTTTTCAGATAGCAATGAATAATCCTGGACAGTCTTATATTAGAAATTGGTATGTTAAAGAAGGTAAGTTATTTACTCCCGATCATAAGCATATTAAAGTATGGCATATTGCAGAAGGACTACACGGTAGACCGAAAGAAGACTTTGATAATATAACAGAGGTGTATAAAAAGCATTTATTCAATGCAGACACTATTAAATTCTTCGAAGAAGAATGTGCATGCAAAGGATTCTTTAATTAATAAATTTTTAAGATGTATAAAGTAGTTCACAAACCTTGGGGTAAAGAAGAATGGCTTGAATTAAACGATGCCTATTGTTATAAGAGAATTTATATCAATGCTGGTTATAAAACTTCCTTCCAGTATCATGAGTTTAAAAAAGAAACAAATTACATTATTTCAGGCGAAGCTGAAGTATGGTTAGAAAACGATGAAGGAGTTGTAGAGAAAAAAATAATGAGAGGTGGAGAGTTCTTTAACGTGACACCTCCTAAGAAGCATAGAGTGATAGCTATTACAGATATTATTTTACAGGAAGTATCTACACCGCATGTAGATGATGTATTTAGAATTGACGATGAGTTTAATAGAGCGGATGGTAAAGTAGAAGCAGAGCATAAAACTCCGGCTGTATTAATACTAGCTGCTGGTTTAGGAACTAGATTGAAAGGTCTTACAGAGAACGTTAATAAGGGTATGCTTCCTATTAACAATAAAGCTATTATCTCTCATATTATAGAAAAATTTCCTAAAGAGTATGATTTCGTAGTAGCGCTAGGATACAAAGGAGTAGAGTTACAACAATACTGTCAACTAGCATATCCAGATCATAAATTTACATTTGTCGAAATAGATAAATACGAAGGAGAAAATTCAGGCCCTGGCTACTCGGCTCTACAATGTAAACAGCATCTCCAACGTCCTTTCTACTTTACGGTGGTAGATTGTTTAATAGAAGGTAAAGTACCTCACTTAGACGGAAACTGGTTAGGAGTTCATCCTACAAGCTATCCTGAAAAGTACGCTACTTTAGAAGCAAATAAGGAAGGTACTATTACAAATTTTGCCAATAAGGACGTAAATGGATATGATAATGCTTTCATTGGCTTGGCTAGTATTTGGGATTACGGCATCTTCTGGAAAGAGTTAGGAGAGAACAACGAGATTGTTTCTGCGTTTAGTACTCCATCTGTGTATCCTACCTTTAAAGCTAAAGAATTAAAATGGTTAGATACAGGTAACTTAGATGACTTAGAAAGAGCTAAAGAGTATTTCGGAGACACTCCTTTATCTTTAGCTAAGACTACAGGAGAGATTACTTATAAAGGAAGTAGCTTTATGAAATTTACACCTAGTGTAGAAATAAATCTTAACAAAGTAAAACGAGCAGAAGCATTGCAGAGCTTAATTCCATCTAACTTTAAATGGACAGATAACTTTATAGGCTACGATTGGGAATCAGGAGATACACTCTACCGTTACAATTCATTTTATACCTATAAGAAGTTTTTAGATAAGCTAAAGACTATTATTATTAAGAGTGAAAAGTATGACGGTGATACAGAACTATTTGATAAGTTTTACGGTAAGAAAACTACAGAAAGAATAGCAGCTTTTTTAGATAGGTTTGGAGCAAGTTATTTTAATCAGAAGTTTATTATTAACGGTAAACAATATCCTTCAATAGATAGTATTACAAGTAAGATTGATACAAAACAATTTTACGAGAATCCTCTTTATACTCTATTCCACGGAGACTTACAGTTCGATAATATACTTTGGGATAATCGTATGAGTAAATTTACTTATATTGATTGGAGAGAGTCCTTTGGCGGATCAACAAAAGGCGGAGACATTTATTACGACTTAGCTAAGTTGTATGGCGGTACTATTATACCGTATGATATGATGAAACAGGAAAACGCTGTTACTCTTCATGAAGGCTCTACAGCAGTTACTTACAATTATTTTGTTAGTGAAGACCTATATGAATTTAGAGAGTATTATGAAAGCTGGCTTATAGAGAATGGCTTTGATTTAGAGAAAGTAAAATTAATAACAGGTATAATATTTTTGAATATGTCTCCTTTACACGATGAGAAGTTTGCAAAAATGCTATGGTTTAAAGCAATTGAAATTTTAAATGAATATTGTAAATAAAGATACTAAATTATACGGTTCATTCTCCTCTAATCCAGGAAACAATGGCTGTATCTTTTTTAATACTCGCTTTCAACAAGAAGGTATAAATGCTATATACAAGTCATTTTATTCAGATAATATTCTAAGTTCGGTAATAGCCGCTAAAATATTAAAATTTAAAGGCTTTGCTATTAGTATGCCATTTAAAGCAGAAGTATTAAAGCACGTTGACGAAGTTGATTTTGCTGCTAAGATAATCGGTGCAGCAAATACTGTAGTAAACAAAGACGGCTTTTTAAAAGCATACAATACCGACTGGATGGGGGTTTATAACTACCTTTCTTTATTAACTAAACCTGAGCAGTTATACATTTTAGGTAACGGCGGTTTTGGTAAAGCGGTAGAGTATGCTTGTATTCAATTAAGCATACCTTGCAGATTTATTCTTAGAGCCGAATGGGACAAAGTGCCTAATTTAGACGGAATGGTATTCAATGCGACACCTGTAGATGTAGAAGTAAGAGGAACATTGATCGACGGTAGACCCTTTGTTGAAGGGCAGGGTAGAATGATTGCTGATTTACAAGCTGAAGAACAATATAAAATTTATAAAGAATGGATGTAAAGTACTTTATCGGACCTATGACTAAGAATGTAGTAGATGCTATAGTAGATTTCTGTAATGCTACAGGAAATCAAATAGCTTTTATTCCTTCTCGTAGACAAGTAGAATGGGACGGAGGTTATGTTAACAACTGGACTACAGAAGAGTTTAGTAAGTATGTTACTACTTTACCTATTCAACGTGATCACGGAGGTCCAGGTCAAGGTAACAACGATGACGATGGATTGGAATCTTTAGCTCACGATGCTAAACACTTCCAGTTAATTCATATCGATCCTTGGAAGAAATATCCTAACTTCTCAGACGGCTTAGAAAAGACTATCGAGATGATTAAGTTTGCTTATAAAATTAATCCTACGTTAATATTTGAAGTCGGTACAGAAGAAGCAATTAGACCATTCGACCCAGACGAGTTAGACTTATTAGTAGCAAGCCTACGATCAGCTCTACCTGAAGAAGTGTATTGGCAAATAAAGTATTTGGTTATTCAATCAGGAACTTCCCTTAAAGGAATTGATCAGACAGGCAATTACGATTCTACTCGTTTAAAAGAGATGATTGAAGTAGCTAGAAGCTACGATATGTTATCTAAGGAGCATAACGGAGATTATATTCCTGCAGAAGTTATTAAAGAGAAATTTAGTTTAGGATTAGATGCTATAAATATTGCTCCTGAATTTGGATTAATAGAAACTTTAACATATCTTAAGGAGATAGAGGACGTTACTTTATTTAATAGATTCTGGCAAATATGCTACGATTCTAAAAGATGGGTTAAATGGGTAAATTCTGATTTTAATCCTGAAGTAAACAGAAAAGAGTTGATTAAGATTTGCGGCCATTATGTATTATCTAATCCTGAATTTATTAATGAGATTAAATCTCAATTTCCAGGTATAGATGAGAAAGTAAAACAGAACATTACAAATAAATTAAATGAACTATATTCGTAGAGACAGAGACGTAATAACAGGAGAAAAAGATTTAAGAGAGTTATATACTTTCAAAAACTTTCCTGTGTTTATGGGATGTACTGATCAACCTAAAGAGAAAGACATTGTAGCAGATATGAGCTGGCAGATGAGTATCTCTTCAGGAATGATACAGTTAAATCCGCTATTGCCTTTAGAGGTCGTTTATGCAGAAGAACATGGATCAGGAACTGTAGGAGATATTTGGAATCAACATCATGAAGCTTTCGCTGAATTTGTTACTAAGTTTTCTTCTATTAAATCTGTTCTAGAAATAGGAGGACTACACGGACATTTAGCAAAGAAGTCTTTAGCAAAAAGAAACTTAGATTGGACTATAATAGAACCTAACCCTAGAGTTCCTGCTAACTTACCTGTCAAAGTAATAAAAGGCTTTTTTGATGATAAATTTATTTCAGAAGAAAAATACGATGCAGTTATTCATTCTCATGTATTAGAGCATGTGTATGATCCATTAACGTTTATGCAACACATATCAGACTTTATGAAGAAGGATTCTTTACTTATAATGTCTGTTCCTAATTTAGAAGCAATGCTTCGTAATAACTATACTAACTGCCTTAACTTCGAACATACTTACTTTGCAAGCCAGCCTTATGTTGAGCTTTTATTAAGTCATTTTGGATATGAGTTATTAGAAGAAAGCTACTTTAAAGAAGACCATAGTATCTTCTTTTGTGCAAAAAAGGTAAGAGAATCTAAAGAAGAAATCTATATAACTTCAGGACAGCAAGATCAACTCTATATGCATAATTTAGCCTTATTTTTAAATTACACACAGTACCATGAAGAGTTAGTTTCAGAGCTAAATAAAATAGAAGGAGATGTCTATCTTTTTGGAGCACATATCTTTTCTCAAACCTTATTACAGTTTGGATTAGATGCTAAAAAAATTATAAACATTTTAGATAATGACCCTAATAAACAAAATAAACGTTTATATGGAACAGATCTAATAGTTAAGTCTCCAGAAGCATTAAGAGATGTAGAATCCGGAACTGTAATAGTAAAGACGGGAGTTTACAACGAAGAGATTAAAAAGCAAATAGAAAGTATAAACCCAAATATAAAAGTTATATGATAGATCCTAGACCTAAGACAATATTCTGTGACATAGACGGAACTTTAATTGAACACTTTCCTCCAGGAAGTAATTTTCATGAGTTTAGTCCAAAAGCATTACCTGGTGTTACAGAAAAAATACTTGAGTGGGATAAGAAGGGCTATAAAATAATTCTTACGACTGGTAGAAAAGAGTCTATGAGAAAATTTACAGAGAAGCAATTAGAGCAAGCAGGTATTTTTTATGATATGCTTATCATGGGTATAGGAGGAGGAGTAAGAGTATTAATCAATGATTATAAACCAAACAGCACAGAAGAGACAGCAGTTGCTATTGTTGTTGATCGCGATAAAGGAATAAAAAATATAGAAATCTAATGAATAAGTTTACAATAATAACTCCTTCGTATAATAATCTAGACTATGTTGAGTATAACTTAGCAAGTGTACTTAATCAAACTTATACTAATTGGAGGCTGCTCTACATAGACGACTGTTCTACAGACGGTACCTTTGAAAAAGTTTCTGAAATACTAAAAAATAATACTCAATGTAAAGTCATCAGAAACGAAATTAATAAAGGAGCTGCGTATAACTACATCGAACCGGTTAGACATTTATTTCCAGAAGACGATGAGATTATAGTTCACCTAGACGGAGATGATTGGCTCTTTGATGAGAGTGTATTAGAGAAGTTAAATGACTTTTATAACAAGACAAAATGCTGGATGACTTACGGGCAATTTGTATGCTGGGATGGAACCGGTAATGGTACTCAATCTTTTCCTCAAGGCACTCCTTATGATGATTTTATCCATAGACATAAATTCTATAGAAGAGATCAATGGAGAGCTAGTCATTTAAGAACTTATAGGTATTCTCTTTGGAAGAACATAGATAGAGAAGATTTGAAGTCTAGAATAGATGGAGAGTATTATTGGCATGCGAGTGATCTTGCTTGGGCGTATCCTGCTTTAGAAATGTGTTCTAAAGATAAGATCGGTGTTGTAAATTTTACAACTCACGTATATAATGCTACTCCAAAAAATCAAGAAAGAACAAAAGAGAGAGAAGCTACAGATAATTCTAAGTATGAGGTAGAGATTAGAAATAAGAAAACCTACAGAGAGGGATTAGGAAACGGAAAGCTTCCTCAAATAAATGTCTTTAATAAAGACTACTACATGGAATATAATTCAGTACCAAAGAAGTTTACTTATTGCTACGAGCAGGTAGACGGAGAGTTTGATATAGTATTGCTTTGTGATCCAGCTATTAAAGACTACTTAGAAGGTAGAATTAAAATAGATAGAAAAGTTCCTATTGTAGCTAGATTATTTGAACAAAGAGAGTACTTTCATAAAGAGCTTTACAATTTAGTTATTCAACATCAAGATAAGTTTCATACTATCTTAACATTTGATAGAGAGTTATTAAAGATCTTACCTAATGCTAAATTCTTACCTCCAACAGAAGTAACTCAGTTCAACAGACTTCCTAATCCAGCCGGACATACTCCTTATAAGTCAGATCATTTCGATCAGTATGAGATCCCAGAAGATAGAGCTTATCATATTTTTCCAAAGTCTAAGTTAGTATCTGCTGTAATATCTACAAAAGCTTTTCTACCTGGACATAAAAAGAGATTAGAGTTTGTAAATACAATTAAAGATAGAATAGATTTATACGGTAGAGGTATTAGAGAGATTCCTAGTAAGCTTGATGCATTGAGAGACTATATGTTTAATATTGCTATCGAGAATGTTTCTTGTGATGATAATTACTTCTCAGAAAAAATTATAGATTGCTTCTTAACTGGAACTATTCCTGTCTATCATGGATGTATTCATATAGGAGAGTTCTTTGACGAGAGAGGTATTCTATCTTTTCAGACTCAAGAGGAGTTAGACACTATAATGAATAGTTTAAGCTTAGAGAAGTATCAAGAGATGCTTCCTTACATAGAAGCTAATTATAAGAAGTGCTTTGAATGGCCTTTAAATAACGATATGCTTTACGATAACTACTACAAAAATATTATAGATGGTACTAATCTTTAACGTATACTTAACTGACACTTCAGGTAATCCATACTCTGGAATTACTAGAGGTATATTACCCCCTTATAGTAAGTTAGATATAACTAAGTATAGTCTATCAAGTCTTGCTGTAGCTTATGCTTGGACTAAAGCTATTATAAATGTAGAACTAGATACTAAGTTATACAGCGAACAAGATAGAGAAGAATTAAAAGCTTTTGTAAAGAAAGAGTTTAGCGGTATAGAATTACTTTATAATAATAAGAGAGCAGTTTATCAGCAAGAGTGGAAGAGCTTATATAAAGAAATAAATGCTGACTTAATCTTACTATTATGTAACCACGATCATATCTTTTTAGATTCAAGTAGAGAGTGTTTAGAACAAATAGTTAATCAAAAGCATGATAAGTACACCACTATTGTTATGAGTCATTGGCCTGAAAATATTAGATGGGCTAAATCTGGATACATAGAGCTAAACGAAACTACTCCAAGACAATTAAATAAAGATTATTCTATTTTAGATTACGGATTAAGTTATAAAGGCACTTCTATTGATAGTTTAAATATTATAACAAAGGATTTATATTACAATTGGTTCTTCACAGGAGAGTGGACGGAAGTACCTCTACCAAGAGTAGATGGAATCTCAGGAGTCTATCCTAGCATTATTAATATAAGACAGCGTTTAAACATACCACTTCCAGAACAAATAGTAATTATTCCATTTAAAGAACAAATGAGACACTTTGATGGGTATATGCATCAGAGAATAGATAATAACATTTGTCCGTCTCTAATTATACCAGAAGGCTTTTTTGATTCTAAGATTAAACTTAGATATGGATATGAAGATCGAAAAGAAGGATGGGTCAATTTAAATCCTAAAGCAGAGAATTATAGAGCCGCAGATTTAAGCGGAGTAGAAGATAAAATAACTTTAGAAGATTTACCTTTAATGTGGCAAAATAGAGTTGATGAAATAGATAATAGTCCTTATATTATAGAAGAGGAGATGATTCAGTATAGATTGAAAGCAGTATTAGAACAAATCTATTCAGATTTTCGATATAATCCTTATATAGAATCTAAAGTAGAGAGAGAGATTCTAAACAGTTATTTAAAAACATATAAAAATTATAAAATAGATTAATATGACTAAAGTAGTTTACGTAACAGGATGCTTAGGCTTTATTGGCTCTCATGTAACTAGAGCATGTTTAGAAAAAGGCTGGTATGTGAGAGGTATAGATAAGTGTACATATGCTTCGAATCAAGAACTCCTTTTTGAATTCACAGAAAATTATCCGGATCAGTTCTATTTTGAAAGAGAGGATATTAATGATTTAAAATTTTTGTATGAATGTGACTATGTAATTAACACAGCCGCAGAAACTCATGTAGGAAATTCTATTGCTAATAGTAACGAGTTCGTACATTCAAACATAAACGGAGTACACAACTTATTAGAATTAATTAAGAACTACAGACAAGAGTCTTCAAAGAAACCAATCTTTCTACACTTTAGTACAGATGAAGTCTATGGAGATATAGAAGATGGCGCCCATACAGAAAAAGATTTATTAAAACCTTCTAATCCGTATTCTGCAACTAAAGCTGCTGCAGACATGCTTATATTAGCTTGGGCTAGAACATATAACCTCCCATATATTATAGTAAGACCTACTAACAATTATGGAATAGGACAATATGTAGAAAAATTAATTCCCAAAGCATGTAAGTTTTTAAATTTAGGAAAAAATATACCTCTACATAATAATGGTACTCCAATCAGAAACTGGTTACATGCATCAGATACTGCAAGTGCGATTATAAAAATAATTGAATCTGAAGTAGAGAATGAAATATACAATATAGCAGGAGGCTTTGAGCAATCTAATTATGATACAATAAAAAAGTTAATAGAAGCTTACAACTCTAAAGAACAAAGTCATTTAAGTCTAGAAAATTATTTAGATTTATCATATCATAGAGCAGGTCAGGATGTTAGATATGCTTTAGATGATTCTAAATTAAAAACTTTAGGTTGGGAACCACAAGCAGAATTTGATAAAGAATTAAAAGGCATAGTAAATTATTACAAGCATAAATTTATTTGGTAATGGGATTATTTAGAGTCACACATACAAACTTTGAGGAAACATTCTCAACAGAACATTTTGATACAGCGCATACTAATGAATGGGAAGATGCAGGTAGACTTCAAGAATCTGCTTGGCAAGAAAGGTATGAGTATGAAGCTAAATTAGTTAGTGCAGTGATTCAAGAAAATCCGCACATTAAAAACATATTAGAGATCGGTAGTGGTCCAGGAATATTGTCTCAGAAGATATTAGAGACACATCCAAACATAAACTATCATTTAGTAGATAAGCCATTTGCCAAGAAGTACTTTGATGAGAATAAGTTTAAAGGAACTTTTTTCGTTAAGGATCTTTCTAGTAGCTTTGACACGCACGAACTATTACCTAAGTACGATTTAGTAATAGCAAATGACTTTATTGAGCACGTATTCAATCCTCACATCATTGTTAGCACCATACACAGATTAACAAATCCAGATTCAGTATTCTTTATTAGTAATCCTAATTGGAGAATGGCTCATCAATATGTCTACAGAGGTTTGTTTGACTTTGATAATTTCGTATATTTCCTATACACACACGCATTTCAATTAGAAGGATTTTATGGATCACAATTAAAGACCCCTGCTTATCCAAGAATTAGTAGTGAGAGTTTACTACCAGATGAGAACTTAACAGATTGGAATCACTATATGATATTTAAACATAGATAATGAAAGAGCTTAAAAAAAGATTAGTTGAAATAGCTTACAAGAATAAGTTAGGGCATTTAGGGAGTTACTTCTCCAGTTTACAGATTATTGATAACATATATTCTAAGATGGATAAAGACGATATTTTTATCCTATCATCAGGACATGCTGCATTAGCACTATATGTTGTATTGGAAAAATACAAAGGAGTCGATGCTGAAATGTTATTTGCTAAACATGGTGGCCATCCTCACCGTGATGAAGAGAATCATATCTATTGTTCTACTGGTAGTTTAGGTTTGGGCATATGTATTGCATTAGGAAGAGCAGTAGCGAAACCAAATAGAAAAGTATGGGTATTAATAAGTGATGGTGAATCTGCTGAAGGAAGTATATGGGAATCTTTGAAAACTATAGTAGAGCAGAATATAACAAATATAGAAGTGCATGTTAATGTAAATGGATACGCTGCTTATATGGAAGTTGATTCGATATACCTAGAACAAAGATTAAAAGCATTCCTTCCTACTATAAACATTGTACATACAACCGTTGAACATTTTCCATTCTTGAAAGGATTAAATGCTCACTACCATGTAATGACAGAAGAAAACTATAATGAAGCTTTAAATATACTTAAATGAGAAGAGACTTTGCACAATTGCTATTCAATGAAATGGCAAATAATAAAGACATCTACCTTATAACAGGAGACCTTGGTTATGGTCTATGGGATCAAGTTAGAGATACATATCCAGATAGATTCTATAACGTGGGATCTTCTGAGATGGCGATGTTAGGAATGGGAATAGGTCTTGCTATGGAAGATAAGATACCTTTTGTATATTCTATAACTCCGTTTGCTATATATAGACCATTTGAAATGATTCGTAACTATTTAGATCATGAGAATATCTGTGTTAATGTTATTGGTGGAGGAAGAGATCGCGACTACGGATATTTAGGATTTTCCCACTGGTCAGAAGATGATGTTAAAATCATGTCAAACTTTGATAATATCAAGACGTTTAAGCCTGTTGATCAAGATGAATTAGTGAATGCAATCAACTATAGTTTAACAAAACAATCTGCAGCTTACATTAATTTAAAGAGATGAAGATATTAATTACAGGATCTAATGGAGTGATCGGAAAGTTCTTAACAAAGAAACTTAAAGATCATGATGTGTTTACTCCTAAAAGTTCTGCCGTTGATTTTAGTAACAAGGAGCAAGTAGATTACTTTTTTAAACACAATAATAATTTTGATTTAATAATTCATTGTGCAGTAAAGGGAGGCAGCAGACTTGCAAAAGATGGCTGGGGTGCTATGGATACTAATATTAAAATGTATCTTAATCTACTTGATCATAGAGATAAGTATGGTAGATTTATAACCTTCGGATCTGGTGCTGAAATTTATATGTCAAATGAACCTTATGGACTTAGTAAAAAAGCCATAACAAAATCCATGTCTGATAAAGACAACTTTTATAACATTAGGATATATGGTTTGTTTGGAGACGGAGAACTAGAAACTAGATTCATAAGAGCAAGTCTTCAAAATTATATTAATAAGCAACCAATACAAATTAATGAAAACAAAATCATGGACTTCTTCTATATGGAAGACCTATGGACTTTGGTTAAGTACTACATTAATAATCCTAATCCACCCAAAGAAATAGATTGTTGTTACGGTGAATATAAAAAAACTCTTAGAGGAATAGCTAATACAATTAACAGTTTAGGAGATTATGAAGTTGAAGTAGTGGCTCCTCCTCATATATTTATGCCAACAAAAGAATATTTCGGTGATTCAACAATCTTAGAAAACTTGGAATTAAAATTAATAGGATTTGAACAAGCATTAAAATTAGAATATGAAAAATATAAGCTTTATAATTAATACATCTGTAAATACTAGAGATCATATAGAACTCTTAATGAAGTCTCTTCGTGATAACCTAGATGAAAAGGAGCATGAGATACTTGTCTTTATAGATTCAGACAATGAAGATGTTTATGGGTATTTAAAGAATCTTAAGAAAGACTTCTTTGATCTTAAAATAATAACTCATAAACTTAATCCTTGTGTAGGTTATGCTAGAAATAATAATCTACTAGTTGAATTAGCTAAACACGATATCGTAAGCTATCTACAATCAGACATGGTAATTGGACCTCATTATGATACTAACGTATTATCTTATTTAGAAGAGAATTGCATCTTATCAGCAACTAGAGTAGAACCACCACTACATGGATATTCAGATTACACTATAACACAAGACTTTGGAACAGATCCAACTGTATTTGATATGGAAAGATGGAACAAGTATTCAGAGTCTATAAAATCAAATAGATCTGCAGAATACTTCTTTGCTCCAATAACATTTTATAAAAAAGTATGGCAAAGTATTGGAGGCTATGACACTAGGTTCAGAAGATCTAGAGAAGACTCTGATTTAGTTCAAAGATGCATACATGCTGGCATTAAGTTATTACAAACATGGGAAGCAAATGTTTACCATTTTACTTGTGTAAGTTCTAGAGGAAAGAATTGGTTTGATCCTAATAGTCAGGAAGCTAAAAAGAGAGTGGAACTTCAGAAGATAGCAGATGGTATTGAACTCAGAAGGTTCATTAAGAAGTGGGGCAACTTTAATCATGGACAAGTTAAGCTCAACAAGTTAGATATTGATCTTGTTATAAAGAGCGACATGAAGATTAGTCCAATGTTTCTAGTGCAAATAGAACCGTTCTTTTCCAGAGTCTGGCTTCAAACAAAAGAAGATAAAAAGCTTGTTGTAGATCTATATTCTACAGAGCATGATGTTGCCAATGAGCTTCTAAAATTCTCTAAGGAAGACTGGGAAGTGTCTAAAAAATTCTTTAGTATAACAGACTATAATCAAGTCTATCAAATAGGAGAACCGCAGAATTATAATATAAAAATAGATCTGAACTTTAGTTCTATAGTAGATCCAGGTAAAGATTTATTCCTATCTAACCTGACGCGCTTGGGCGACATTATAGAGCCTTCTGAACCAGGAATATATGAACTAGGTGCAGCAAGAATTAATGTCCTGAATGTAGTCAGCCTAGCTCAGGATCAAGTTGTAGTTCAAAACCCACCATTCGATATGAATCTACTCACTATAGAGTAACATACTTTTACTAATATTTATATTAAAAACCATGGCTCAAGCTATTAATCCACTATATACTATTACAATAGAAGGAAAGAAGTATCAACTTCAATTCGATGTAAACGAAAACCCTACAAAGAAGGGAGTTAAAATGCAGTTCATTCTTGATCAAGAGTTCGAAGATCCTAGAGACAAACAAGCATTAGCTACTAAAATAAGTGTAGCACTACAAAAAAGATTCGGAGATGCTGGTATCATGGTTGACTACGACGATAGAAATCCATACAAAAATGTTATAGGATTTATTGTTCCACTTGCATCAATATCAAATATGCTCGTGAAGATCCTTAAGGGAAGCGCATAATAAAATTTAAAATAGAGGGTTATGAGAAAGACGGCAAGGGCAATATTCAATAGTCCAGAATTACTTACAGCTAGTGAGGTATCAAAATCAGAGATACTAAAAGATCTTTTAAAAAAACATCTTCCGACTGCTATTGAAGATGCTTTAGTTCAAAGCAAGATTTATGCAGCTTTGTTTGAGATCAATGATTCAAACAATTACATTGAGATCCATAAAAATAATTGGATACAAGCACTAGAGACTTGCCTTGTTTGGTATGTAGATGACGAAGACTATGAAATGTGTAATCACATAAAGAATCTAATCCATTCCATTCATGATAAATTAAAATCTAAATTATCATTAAACAAAAAGAAAACAAATGGATAAAGATTTCAAGCAGATACAGTTGGGAGTAGACTCTATGTTAGGAACTAAAACTCTAATAAGAAGAAAAAAGAAATCCAATTCAGATAAGAAGAGAGAGCTATTTTTTAGTTTGATTAACAATGTAGACGAACTTACTGTTAGACAAAATATATTGTACGCAGATTTGAATTTAGACTTTGCTAATTATGATGAAAAGTTCTTTACAGTAATAGACGCTCTACTATATATGCATTTTGGTAAACAGTGTATGGAAGTTATTTCATTTTATCTATATGAAAGAATGAATTCTGATGGTACATTAAATGCTATCATGACTGATGATGATAAAGAGATCTTCTTAAATAGTCCATACGATTTGTGGAATTTATTGTGCCAAATAAATCCTAAGTTAAATGACTAAGAAGATTCCGTTTTTTACAAAAGATAACATGGCCAAAGATAAAAGGCCTGAAAGTTGGTGGCATAGAGGACTACAATTAACAGAAGCTCAATTAAGAGAGGCAATGGCTAATACTCGTAGTAATAAAGAAGCTGCGAGATGGTTAGGTATTACAGATATCACATACAAAAAGTATTCTAAAAATACTTTTGACGAAGCGTCAGGAAAAAGTCTATTCGAACTTCACAAAAATCAGTCTGGAAAAGGAATGCCTAAAAACTGGGCAGGCGGTATTTGGAAAAAAGATTTAGATGAAATGCTAGTCGAGAATCAACCTATCAATTCTAAAAAAATAGTAAGGCTTAAAGAAGCTTTAATGAAAGATGGAAGACTTGGATATCAGTGCTCTGCTTGTAAATTTGCTGAGAAAAGATTAACCGATTTAAAAGTTCCACTACTTCTTAATTTTAAGAACTCAAAGAAAAGCGATTGGAGAATAGAGAACTTACAATGGCTTTGCTATAATTGCTATTTTTTATTTGTAGAAGATCCTTTTGCTAACAGGATGATACAGAGAGTAGAATCTAATCCTATAGAAACTCCAGAAATAAAAGAGGATGTACAAGAATTCTATCAACTTGATGATTTTTATTATAATCATCTAAAAAACTTAGGTCTCGAAGGATCTGGAGATGTTTTATTTAAAAATCACAATCCTTTAGATGATAAAGAACCTGATGACGGAGATGAATTTATTGACATCCGTAAATAAGTGATTGATTTTCAACCATTTATAACTAATTGATTTTCAATAGATTGCATAACTGATTGATTTTCAATCAACAATTTTCATAAAACACTAAAAAATATTTTTTTATGTCACTGGATTGTTGTAGATTTACATATATCAATCAAACAACAGTATGAATATCAAGATCTTCGTTTTCGACTACCTTACCCACGAGACAATCATTGACAGCACAATCGAAGTCAATGGCGATTATGCCATCGCAGAGGCCAACCACAAAGCCTTCAGCGAAATGTACCCCGACTGTCAAGTCAACTTCGCTATCGATAAAGAGAATTTCATCTTTGCTCGTCCGTACAACATGACACAGGACGAGATCGCTTACGACGAGGGTCGCATGACATGGGACGAGTACATGAGTAAGTGGTATAAAGGCGCTATGGAAAGCGATAGCGATATGTCAAACTACGAAGATATGGCCCACTCATATAATCTACTTTCACAAAATCTGTAAAAACCCCCTCATATAAAATAAAAGTTATGACAAATCAAGAAGCAAAAGCATTAGCAACAGAGATCGTAGGCGACGGTAAAACGCCAAACATGTTTTTTGTAACCTCTAGTCCTTATTACAATGAAGTGGATGAGTTCGGAGATCGAGAGTCACAATTGTTAGATGGGTTCGATAACGATAGTAGCTCAGAGACTCTAGTTTTTGATACCTATGAAGAAGCGGAAGCTTATTACAATGACGTAGACTTAGACATATATGATGGAGTCGGCTCTGTTATGATCGAAGATCGTTTAACAGGAACAATAACAGAAAAGTCTTTAGAGAAGATCATTAAAGTGGACTACATACTAACAGAACACAGCGATGCTAAATTATTTGGTTACAAAAAATAAAAGTTATGAAGACGTTTAAAGAATGGAAAAAAGATCAAACAGAGTCAGAAGATTCAGATTCTGTAGTATTATTAATCTTATTAGTAATAATTTTTGCAGTAGCCGCTATTGCAACATAAAAAATAAAAGTTATGACAACAATTCAATGGTTCGAGCCACAAGCTTACAAGACTCTTAGTAATTCTCACGGTATGGAAATCATGATCAATAATTCTGGAGACGAGGTATCTTATAAGACTTATACTATTTACAGCGAGGGTGGATCTAATACAGAAGTACATACTTCAGAAATATTATATGATCAAGAAGGAGATTCGTACTTCAGAGAATGGCATTTAAACAATTCTTCAACAGTTCACTATCTAAATGAATTCATGAAAATAAATTAATTATGAGTAAAAAGCTTAAAATCAAAAGTACATATATACCAGAAAAACTAATCGAAACTAACGAGTGGTTCGAGATCTACAAAGTAGGTAGTAGAATAGAAAAATATAGTAATGACAATAGGGCATACTTTATGAATTTACAATATGACTTTCAAAAAGTCTTTCGACCTACTAAGAAGGTAAATTTTGTAGACAGAATAAAAAACCTTATATTAGCAGACCTATGGTAATTATACACAGCTTCAAGGCACCTTTTTTCTGGATAGATAAGTCGGGCCCGTATGTGATCGACGATAGAGGCCGGACAGATCTTCCAAGTGGAACTACTAGAAACGATCTCAAGTGGTTCAGAAGGCCGTATCCTGGTGGAAAGAACGAAGTGTTTAAAATTGACGTGACTTGGGATATAGATGGGTCAGGCGGAAGAAAGTATGAAGTAGAATTGTATAACGGTAATTGGTCTTGCAATTGCCACTCTTTTAAATTCTCTGGCAACAAAAGATCTTGTAAACATGTAGAGGATATCAAGTCTTCATATTTATCATAGAGATACATTAACCAATAAACCGTATACTATGAATAAAAAATCTAAAGACTTCATAAAATATGTTAAGTCTGAATGTAAAGAATACGGAGTTAAATGTGATCTACGAAATACAAAGTATGTTAAGCTTTCAGGAAATATAAAGTGTTCCGGATATTTTGATGAGGAAATACCGACTTTAGTATGTTCTATGAACAGACCTGACTCACTAGAGATATTAGCACATGAATTTGGACACTTTACCCAGTGGAAAGAGAATACAGATCTATGGCAATCTGTAGGTGTATCTATGCCTTTGGTAGATGCTTGGTTGGGTGGAGAAGAAGTTCCTAATATTAAAAAACATTTAGATGTATGCAGAAGCCTAGAATTAGACAATGAGAAGAGAGCGGTTAAGATTATAAAGAAGTTTGATCTGAACATAGATATAGACAACTATATAAAGAAAGCCAATGCCTATGTCTTTTTTTATAGTAGATTATTAGCCACTAGAAAATGGTGCACTCCAAAAAATAGTCCATATAGTAATATAAAGATCATAGAAAAGATGCCTAGGTATTTCATGAAAGATTACTCTACAATGCCAAAAAGAATAGAAAAAGTATTTGAACAAGAAGGATTATAGTTATGAATGAACCATTAAAGATTACAAGAGGTCACGCCACTAAGATGTTAGAATGGTGCTTAAAAACTTATGGTAAATCAAAGTTCAATAGAGAATTCCCGTATCTAGAGTTCAGAAAGTCTGACTATTATACAGAAGGTTGCATGGCATACTATGATGAGATTGACTCTATTATATTTATAGATAAAAACCAGCATCAAACGTTGTACGAATTAGCCAATAGCATCATACATGAGTATACTCACTATAAACAGAACATGCGGCATTACCAGATCTTAGCTTTATATTTATCAGATGATAAAAATCCAATGGAAATAGAAGCTCATAGAGTGGCAAAAAAAGACACTAAAAAATGTCTTAAAGAAGTCTTCAATATAGAATCTTTTAAGTAAACTAAAATATTTATTAACATGTTATACTATGACGTATTAGACGAAGTAGCCGACATAAAAATACCTAGTGGCATTCACCCTCTTTTATATGTAAATTCAAGAGAAACCTGGGTTCAGATTATGACTGAGTTATTAGAGTATAAAGTAATAGACTCTAAATATGAGAATCTATTAATTTATGCAGAATCATGGGAAGAATTATTATATAAAAGATTTTCAGCGGTAAACTAAGATGGTATTACTACAAGACATAAAAATGGATATATTAGAGTCTCATGCCATGGAATATGGAATATTAGGATTGCTAGCTTTTTTACTAGGATATTTTGCTTGGATACAATATCAAAGATTAGTAGCAAAGAATGATGCATTAGAGCAAAAGGTAGATAGAATGCAAGAAGAAATGATGCAACTGTTGATAGAAGAAAGAGATAGACTTGCAGATCTTATAAAAGAAAATACAGAGGTTTTAAATTCATTACAAAAGACTATCTTTACTTACATGATTAAAAACAAGGAGTGATGAGTATCAACAAACTTTCTTTAAACAAAATGGCTGATATGTTAGTAAAAGCAATGGAACATAAAGAACATTTTGATAAGAAAGCTAAAGACAAAGAAATCAAGTTAATAACTCCAGACTACATTAAGAAAGTTCAGATATTAAAAGAAGTCCTCACTCAAGAATATAAACTAGCAATAGTTAGAAATAGTTCAAATAAGCCTGTAGTAGAAAAGCATATTGAATACATAAAAAAACTACATAGTAGAGGCTCAATAGATAAGTCAGATCAAGAGATAATTGATAGGCTTATAAACAAATATGGTTATTAATACATAACCTATTGATTTCCAACTACTTATAACTTATTGATAATCAATCACTTATAACTGATTGATTTCCAATCGACAACTTTTGAAAAAGTACTAAAAATATTTTTTTATGTCACTGGATTGTTGTAGATTTACATATATCAATCAAATAAAGGTTATGGAATACACAAAAAGACAGTTAGAAAGCCTAGAGACAATCGAACAAGCCTGGGACGGCGATGAACTCAAAATCGAAACAGAAAAAGTAAAAGTGTGGTTAGTACTTCGTGAAAATAGAGCCTACAATGGCGACTATGTTATCGAAACAAATCGCAACGGTATGTGGAAGCAAAAGAATTGTTTTTTTCAATAATCAAAATAAAATAAAAGTTATGAGCAACAAAATTATATTAAGCGCATTGAATGCGCAGTTACTAGAAAAGCAAAAGATAGCATTAGAACATAAGGAACAATCTTATTCTCCTAAGAATAATGAGCTAAGACTAAATATTCTAGAGTGGTTCAAAAAAAATGTTAGTTCAAAAGTCCCTAACATTAATGCATCGCAACACTCTATAGAAATATCAAGGAGTGAAAGTCCAAATTCATCGTGGGGTGGATGCACGCTATCTTTAGACATAGACTATAAAACAAGAAATCCGATATCAGTTAAAATGAATTGGTATGGTTCTAGTGCTAGACTAGAGGACGAAAATACTCTTATAGATGTAGAAATCTTCGGAGCCGTGGCTTCTAAGTTAGGAATAATCTCTCATGAGTTTATTAATAATTGGTATCCAGCTTTTAAAAATATCAGTGCTAAACTAGAAGAGTTAGAATATGAGATACATGATATCAATAGAAGTATACATCAAGTAGAATCGGATCTTAGAGTACAAGGTCTAGATAGTTACAAGAAGGAAGGTTTTGCGCTTACTTTAGACGAAAAGACTATTTGTGAAAGAAATTGGACCCCTGAGGATCCCGAATACAAAATCAAACAATATAATCACGTCATCAAACTTTCTACAGGTAGATTTAACCACAATTACGTATGGGCTACTTCATTTAAAATTCTAAAAATAAATAAGTATAAAGTTAGCGTCGAAGTTACGCAAGACAAAGGCGAATCTATAGAAAAAACTACGGTCTATGAAGTATCGGCTAAGAAATTTAATGACTTTATTCAAGAAGTATACGATTGGCAAAATGGCGGAAGTCAAAGTGCCAAGAACTCTGCAGCAAAACGTTACGAAACATATTCTAAAGTAGAAGCATAATCAAAAACAATTAAAATAAAAGTTATGGGACTTGACATGTATTTGTACAAGAAGGTGTATATTACCTCGGGAGATTGGGTTAAGGAAGAATTTAGAGAAGGCATTACAATTACTAGAGGTGGAAATTCCCATCCTACAATAAAGAGCAACCGCATTAAGTATGTGATAGAGGAAGTAGGATATTGGAGAAAGGCCAACCACATTCACAAATGGTTCGTGGATAATGTTCAAAACGGCGTGGACGATTGTGGCTATTATCGAGTTACTAAGTCAGAATTGAAAGATCTATTCGAAATATGTCAAGAGGTTATGGAAGACAATAGTAAAGGTCCTAAATTACTTTCAAGCGAGTCAGGATTTTTCTTTGGCTCAACAGAATATGATCCATATTATTATGGAAGTATTATAGAAACTATAGACATTCTAGAAGAATGCCTAGGAGATAAAGATGCAGAAAGTTTTGAGTATCATTCAAGTTGGTAATAATAAAAACAAATAAACTATGACAAAGTATTGTAAAGTATGTAATGAGGAAATTCATCCTAAAAGAGTACAACTAGGGTATGGTACGACATGTGTAAAGCACTCTACTTCAGAGAGGTATACTGGAATCATTGCCGCTGGATCTAAGAGTGACTTTGAAGTTCATATCATCAAGGATCCTGAATTGGGTAAGAAATTAGTTCAGATGTCAAATATTTATAATAAAGCATAGAAATGAATTATTTGAATCCAGTAGAATATAGCAAGAAACTCAAAGCCTTAATGGAAATAGAATCAGAATCTACAGACGAAGTAGTGCAAGTTAAAGGCGAAATGAGTATGAAAGAAAGAATCTCCAATTTATCTCCAGATAAAAAAGAGAAGTTAACGCAATATATTGATGCTATAAAAGAAATCAAGAAAGAGATCCACGAACTTCTAAATGAAGAAGCATTAGAAGAGACCGGAGGTAACATGTCATCAGGACTAGTGTTACAACCAGAAGAATAATAAAAAATAAAGTAAAATGGTTATGCAGAATTTAGTTTTCGGAATATTATATGGGCTCGTAGGACAGATCTTGTCTTTCACCCAATTACAAGTAGGCATAAGATATGGATGGAATACAAAACATCAATGGGCCTTACTTCTTTTATCTATCCCGATTAGTTGGATCTTTCTAAGATCAATAGAGAATTTAATAGCCGCATTCGATGGTGAACTCTGGCCACAAAGATTGATAGGTTTCGGCCTCGGGATCATAGTATTCTCTTTAATGAGCTGGCTATTATTTGGAGAACAGTTAACACCTAAAACCATAGTGTCTTTAATATTAGGAGTAATTATAGTGGCAATTCAAGTACTTTGGAGATAGTCTAATTTATTTCATTAAATAGTCTTAAATTTATATTATGTCAAAAACTATTGTTATAGGAGATTTGCATGGGAGATCAGATTGGAAACTCGCTGTATATAAAGAAAATCCAGATAGGGTTATTTTTATGGGCGATTATTTTGACTCATTTGAAATAAGTGGAGTGGAGCAGATACACAATTTTAAAGAAATCATAGAATATAAAGAAACCTCATTTACAAATGATGGTAAAGATAATCAACATAAAACTGAAGTAGTATTACTTATAGGTAACCACGATCATCATTATTTTCCTGAGATAGGTTACACAGGCACTAGTGGATATCAATCAGGTGTAGGACATTCAATTACTCAGGTTGTAGATGAGAATAGATATCATTTGCAAATGGCTTATGGATTTGGTGAATATCTATTCACTCATGCAGGTGTAAGTCCAAGATTTATGGATCAAGTATTTGGTTCTGATGATTGGAGTAAGGAGAGTGTTGTAGTTGATTTGAATGAATTATTTAGATATAAACCTAAAGCATTTGAATTTAATGGCTTTGATCCTCATGGAGATAGTCAAGAGCAAACGCCAATTTGGATTAGACCTGGATCATTAATGTCTATAAATAAGAAACACGGCAAGGGATTAAAGAAAGACTACATTCAAATTGTCGGGCATACTCGAATGAGAGAAATAGATATAATAGGATCAGATAAACATACAGGAGGTAGATACTACTTTATAGATACTATGGAAACATCAGGAGACTATCTTATTATTGAAGATGGAATATTAAAAACTAATTCAGTAAAATAGAAATCTAATGTCAAATGTTACATCATTAGTTGAAAGAGTAGAAGATCTGTTTTCTGAGAAACCAGATAGGAGAAAGAAGAAAGAATACAAAGAGTGGGAAACCACTATAAACTTAATTATCGACGAATTAAATAAATTGTGTAAATTTAAAATGTACAACAAAATTAAATAATATGGCAGTAAGTGAAAAACCTAGAAAGAAAAAATCGCCTGTAGTTGCAATGCCAGCACCTACTCCTCCTGTAGAATATCTTAATGCTGAAGTTATGCAAATAACAGAAGACCCCATACCTAAATGGTATTCGATAGATTGGAATAAAGTTAGTACAGTTGGAGATGTTAAATTTATCTTAAGTAACATGGGACTAGGATGCTCAGAAGACGCACCTAATTATCAAGTATTAAAAAGATATTTGTCGGATACCTCTCAAAAAATTAATTAAATGGCTGATTTTTCAAAACAATGGGCAGATATAAATGATCCTGAATTTCCTTGGGACTTTGATATAGAAGAAGTGGCAAAGGATCTTGTACCAGGATATCATATGCCGTGTATATGCGAAGGCTTTGGTTTTATATCAATAGGAAAGGATATGGAAGGAATTATAATTCTATATGTTCCTGATTGGGAAGATACAGGAATAGAAGAAGTTGGACATTGGATAGAATACGAAAAATTTATTAATTTACAGAAAAAAAGAATGTTATGATAGGAGCAATTATGTTTGTAATAGTACTATGTTCTTTGATATTTAAAATGGTTTATGATCACCAGTTAGCAAAAGATCTTCAAAAAATTAGAGAGTACGGACAAAAAATCTAAGAAGAAATCATAAACTCACTATGAAAGGAAAACTAATTAAGAAAGAAGATCAGTGGTTCATAGAATATTTAGAAGGATCCGATAAATTTCTGATGCCATTACACCCTGGTCAACTAAAGACTAAAGGACTTTGGAGACTAAAGAATAAAGAAGTAGAATTTGAAGTAAATAAAGAATACTTAAGTTTTAAAACAGTAGGAAATCCAGAAGATAGGAATTATGTTAACATCTATCAGAACTACGCAAAGCTAAAAATAAGCTGACATGATAGAAATGATAGGATACTTAGGCGGGATATTTTTAGCGGTCTGTGGGTTCCCAGAACTCGTTAGAACCATAAAGGACGGAGCGTGTCATCTAGGTTGGCCATTTCTACTACTTTGGTTTTTTGGTGAAGTGTTTATGCTCACCTATATTCTATTCAGACCTTGGGATTATCCATTGATATTGAATTATACTTTGAACTTAATAATGGTTGGAACAATGGTTTATTATAAAGTTCGTACTTATATTTATAGTAAAAATCATGGCAAAAAGCAAAAAGCATCAAAAACCCGCTAATCTTAAAAGTACAAAAAACCACAAGAAACATCAAAAGAGGATAAAGGCTAATCTAGCCATATTAAATTCACTCTAAAGATAAGTATACACGATTGACTGAATTTAATTATATTTACATATACAACAAAAAGTTATGAAAAATAAAAGTAAGTTCGGTCCGTTCAAGGACAGAAGACCATTGAAAGAAAAGGCTGTAGATTTTTTACAGAGTCTACTATTCTGGAAAGGCAGAAGCAAAGGCATGATCCATACAAGGAACATCACGTTCGAAGATCTTAGATCTGTGTTCTTTCCTAAAAACTTCTATGAGAAATACCATTATTTAGGAAGTGTACCTTGGAAAGAGGAAGGCCCAATCTTTAAAGCTATGGAGCCTTTAGTTATATTCATGGACTACAAGGCAAAACCAAAATGGTGTCCTAGGTGGGTTCTCAGGTTTTTACATCTATTTGGAGATGATAATTCCATTGTTCGAGTAAGGAATCGTACACTTAGCGATCTTAAAAGAAGGTTAACTAAAAACTTCCTGATATGGGATTATAAAACTAAGTGGCATGACTACGATCTAAGGATCAGCGTTGCTGGTACAGATCAAATGCACAATTTAACAAACTCGATAGAACAACAATTCTATAACCAAGGAAGAAGAGAGGACTTAGTCCAACAAATCAAAGACTTAGATCCAAATACCAAATATCATAACGGATATAGTACAAGCATGCTCGAAGAAGAATTAGAAAGAATTGTAGGAGAAAGACCTTAGAAAGGCCAGGGGGGTAGGGGGCGATCCGAGAGGGCCTAAAAATCTATATAAATACAAATATACAATATACAGACTATGAAATGGGAATCATTCGAAAAAATAATGCTTACCTATAAACAAGCCTTGCAAGACATGCACGCACTTCACGAGATAGGCTTAAACTTATCCGAGGGCAAATACGATATCATGAGCCACTTCTATGTCTTGTTTAATGAAACCATGGGAATCGAATATAATTCTAATGGAGTGGACTGGATTGATTGGTATATATTCGAAACTGACTGGCAGCAAAAAAAAGAATACGACGCCTATAACGATAAAAAAGAGTTGGTTGCTCAGGATTTACGTGGACTTTGGAAATTACTTGAAAGTGGGTATTTAAACTCTCAACTGCCAGCAGTAGCGATAGATCTATAAAAATACAAATAGGTATGCAAAAGAAATTTAATTTAAAAGATCTGCCATATAAAGAAATAGAGTTAGAGCTACCTAAATGGTTACTTGAATCAAAAGATGGTGCGCAAGTCCTTTTAGATTGTGGCCGAGACAAGACATTGAAAGCCTTGGTTTTAAAAGAAGTAGAAAGACTTGAACTAAAAAGTATAGAGTGGCACTATAATCCTGGCCTAATCATTGTAGTGTTCTAAGAATTTTGGCCCTACTTCGGAGATCAACAGCCTAAGATTCAAATAGATTGATTAATTTTATAATGACACGCACGACAACCTGGAATGGTGCACTCTGAACAGGCTCTGTGAACAAACATGAAGAATACCTCACTGTGCGTAGGTAAGTTGTAAGTTCTTCTGACCGTGGGGAAAGGCCCACTCCTTTAGTCAGGTGGGTGTAATGAGGGATGGTCCCGAGTCCTAGAGACCAATGGACACCGATCAAGGTGCAAAATCATGGAGTCGTAAGGTTACTTCCCCCGGTTCGATTCCGGCCCTGACTACTAAATTAAATAAGTTATGACACCAAAAGAAAAAGCATTGGAATTATTTACAGCATACCTCAATGTAGGAATGGGTGATGGATGGGCTAAACAATCCGCATTAATAGCTGCTGATGAAGTATTAAGATTTATGGGCTCAGATGGAGGATTCGAGTTTTGGACAGAAGTAAAACAAGAAATAGGAAAACTATAAACTATGACAAGAAAAGAACTAGAACAGTTAGCAGAATCTGCTTGGGGAAGGATGTCATGGTTGTGATGAGAATGATAAACAATTTTGGATGACTGGATTTATAATTGGTTATCTAAATGCCCAAGTAGATAATATAGATAATCAGATTAAAGGAAGTCGTGATAAGATAACAGATATAGTAATTAATAATAAATAAACTATGAAAGCAATATTAGAATTCAACCTACCCGATGACCAGCAAGAATACGATTTGGCGAATAATGCACTAAACTTTTGGAGTGTTCTTTGGGAACTTGACCAAGACCTAAGAGCAAAAACTAAGTACGCTGCTGATGATTTGCCTCAAGACAAGTACTATGCTTATGAGGAGGTCAGAGATAAGTTACGGGAATTGATGTCTGAAAATAATGTCAATTTTGATATGGTAAAATAATAAACTATGAAACAAGAAATAAAGATAACACACACGAGTAATGCAGATATGAATATAGGGATACCTAAAAACTTAACAGCAGTAGAATGGTTGGAAGATAATTTAATCGGAAATCCTTTTAGTGAAAAAGATTTTTCCCATAATGTAAATGTTTTTAAACAAGCCAAAGCAATGGAGAAAGAGCAAAGAAATAAAGATTA